GATGGCGTTGGGCACTTGCAGTTAAACGGAACAATGTCATTTAGGACCAGTGCCGCAACAACTATTCCTGCCATTCACTTTCTTCCTAAGACTAACCTTATCACATCTACCTCACAGGGTGACTTGGAGACAGATAACAATGGCCTATTGTATTATAGCTATGCTGCATCAGATAGAGGTATTATGGAGACTAGTCACTACTTGGCATTGAACAACCCATATACACTAACTAACAATACCACCGCTCAGAGGATATTTGATACTGGCACTAACGGTGCTGTTTCTGTAGAGGCTTTGGCCTATGAGTTTGAGATGAGATTGTATATCACTAACATGGCAACGGGTAATAACCATGCTCTAACCATAGGGTTTGCTGTAGGTGGTGGTGCATCAATAAACTCTATTGGATACACCGCTATTGCCGGTAAGGGCACTGTAACAACTCCGGGTACTGCACAGGCTACTGTTGTCACTACAGCAAACGCTACTGCAATCACAACTTCCAACACAGGTAACACGGCATATACTTTTATAAAGGGTATAGTAAGGTTTAGTGCTGCAGGAACTTTTGCACCTCGTATTACATTAGGTGTAGCCTCTGCTGCAATAGTTCAAACTAACTCATATTTCAAACTCACTCCGTTCGGGGGAAGCAACACAACGTCAATAGGTAACGTATCATAAAATATATAACATGGCAAAAATTCAACCAGTAGATTACCCATTTGGGGAGGTAGCAACAGACTTAGTTGTTTATGTACAAGGTTTTAGCACAGAATCAAATACGTGCTCAATACAGTATATACTAACAACAGAAACAGGAAAACATCTTTTGACAGAAAGGTATGAACTAACTGAAGAGGAGTTCCAAGGATGGGGAGAAGATAACTCTTACATCGATCAGATTGCAGCGGCAAGGATTCCTGTAGTGGTAATTAGCGAGCCTCCTGTTGTTGAGTAATTCACTTCTTTGTTTTTCAAAGGCTTGTCCATGAAATTTCCATAGGGTTTTTTTTGAAGTCTCTACTAAATGCCTTAGTATTTTTGCTAAAACTTTTAACTATGTTAGATTTTAACAAACCACTTAAAGGACTAGACGGCAAAGAAGTTATCGGACCAGATGAAAAACCAATCAATCTTGGACAATTCTTGGCAAGCCAGCTTGCTTCTGCAGGTAAAGGCGATGCATTGAAAATGTTCACTTGGGCACAGAAGGTGTACAATGGAGAGGTTCTTGACCTTGATCCGAGCGATGCTTCAACATTGAAGGAATTCATTAAAGCAAATGATTCCATGACGGTGTTAGCTAAGGCTCAGCTTTTAAATGTTTTTAAAGATTAATTAAAATGTCGGATATCGTTGAGAGTAGGATTAAGGCTTATTTAACCCCGATCCTGATTACATGCTTCGGTGCAATTTCTTGGTCGCTTATAAGCGAAATCAGAAGTGATGTCAAGCTTCTTCTTGAAGCTAATGCTCAGACTCAGGTAAAGATTCAGCAGCTTGAAAAGAGGCTGGATGGTGTTGAACACGTACTCTACTCTCAACGTATGTTCGCTTTGAAGCCAGATGAAATTGAAGTACCTAAGCGTAAAAATTAGCATCATCATATTGATGTTTTCCTGCAACCCTGTTAAGAAGGTGATGCAGGATACTGATAAATTTGATGTTGTTGCCAAGGAGGTAATACGCAGAGGTTATTGTAAATCAGATACAGTTGTAGTAGTAGTTGATTCAGTTGTTTATAGAGACTCTATTATAGAGAGAATTTATAATATTCCGTGTGCAGATTTTGATACAACGATAGGAAGAGCACGGATTTCAGTCAGGTCGGGGGTGTTAATCTACAAGTCCTCCGATTCAATAATCAAACAAACAATCATTAAGAAAATAAGGGATCTATCTGCTGAGCAGCTATTACGTTCAGACGTTGCCTACAGAGATAGTTTAATTAATGTCAGTGAGAAAAGTAATCTCAGTTTGCAAATTGCAATCAGCGAACAGAAGGACGATACTAGAAAGTGGAAGTGGAGGTTTATAGGATTGATTGTAGCGGTGGTCTTGTTTGTTGTGGGGAAGATTGGAATTAAATTAAACAGGTTGTGATATGGCGCTCTTTAAGGTAATGGCAGCAAAGGATGGTAAGCACGCTTGGAAGGCTGAGGGTGTAAACCCCAAGACGGGTCGGGAGATTACATTAAAAGGTGGCGAATCTAAGCATAGAGGAAAGTGGGGGACACAGGGCGGGAAGTCTGAAGGTCAGGTAAAAAGTTATTTCGCTAGACATGCAGGAAACGACAGCCCGAAGGGATATATAAATGATTTAAACTGGAGACTTGGATCCAGAATTGGCAAAAATGTCAACATACCTAATAGTAGATTCTAATGAACATTCAAGATATACATAACACTATTCTATTCATCCTTGATAAGGAGCAGAACGGATTCACGACTCATGAAGAGATTGATGAAATGCTGGACAATGCCCAGATGGTGTTATTCAACCAGTACTTCAACAACCCTAAGATACCTGCATCAGCTCAACCGCAATCATACACACAGAACCAAAGAGTTCACGACAGCTTATCGGCTTTTAAAAAGCTTCAAACATTTACTACTGTTGATACTCCATCTGGAGTATTGACTTTGCCTGTTGATTTTATGAATCTTCTAAGCTTGTATACTACTTCATATAACAACACTTTTGGCAGGAATGTATACTCTGCTGTTCAAGTAATGCCTGAAGATGAGTTGATCATTAGACTTGAAAGTCAGGTTATCCCTGTTAGCAGTGATGAGCCTATTGCTATTATGAATAGAGAGAATAAGGTTCAGTTGTTCCCAGAGACAACCCACAATGGTGGTGTGTATTATCTAAGAAGACCAGTTGCTCCTGTGTTTGCTTACAGTCAGGTCGGGAGAACGGTTACTTATAATTCAGGAAATTCTATTCAGCTAGAGTGGAAGCCTAATGACATAATGAATATCATAACAATTGCACTTCAGTATATCGGAATTAATCTCAGCTCTGCTGATGTTGTTCAGTACGCTGATGCTAAAGAAAAACAGGGACAGTAATGGCAACAACAAAATATAAGATATCGGAACAAATTCAGAGAATGATTGCTGGCAATCCTACGATTGCTTCACGTGTTCATATGAATGATATCAAGTTGTTGGTAGAGCAGGTTGCAAATCAGTTATTGAAGGCGGACTTCTTTGCTGTTAACATGCCTGACGGTGATTCTATTCCTAGCAACTGTATGATCTATACGTATGATAACGTTCCTGTTACTACATACAAGACAACAAGAAGTAAAGCATCACTCCCGAGCATTCCGATAAGTTTGCCTAGGAACATGGGTGTTCTTCATGTATCTAAGACTGATGCCATTGACGAGCCATTCGTTCCGATTCCTGCATCTCTTTATGGTATAATAAAACCTCAGGACTTACTTGGCGATATTTCTGGATTGATAGGGTATGAGGTGTTTGGTAAGGACATTGTATTCACTAAGAATCTGCCCGGGCTCGGGGTAAATAATGTATTCATCAGATTAGTTGGTGTTGATCTATCTCAGCTAACAGACTATGATTTGCTTCCCCTGTCTTCTGACATGGAAGGTCAGGTTGTTACTCAGGTTTATAACATACTAGTTCAGACGCCTCCTGTGGACAGATCACAAAACATTAACGAATGAAGATATACACTCTAGATAAATTAGTAAGATCAGCATTGGCAGATAAACAATATCCCATGCATTGGTACCTGCAGTTTTTAAAGTATGGTATTGATGCTTTTCGTATGTTGAACTTTGATGTTCTTCGTAATGTCAAGAGTGTTAGGCTTCCTGTCAATTCATATAAGGCTGTAACCTTACCATGTGACTTTGTTGATTACATTAGGATCGGTGATGAGATGGGGCAGTACATTACTCCGTGGGGCGAGAAAGAATCTTTTAATCGTTTGAATAAATTTGATGCAAATGGAAATAAGGTTGCCTACGGAGATATCGAAGCAAGTAACGGCTTACTCCCTGCAGACTGGGAAGGTTTCTGGTATACAAATTATACTAACGACAAAGGCGAACATCTCGGACGAATATTCAATAATTTCTCTTCTTTTCGAAACTCTTTCCAAGTGCTCAGAGAAAGAAATGAAATACAACTAGACACTAGTTATACTGGTACAGAGATTACAATAGACTATGTAACAGATGGTACAACTTCTGATTCAACTACAGCTATACATCCTTATGCTCATGACTGCATAGTTGCTTATATATTCTGGAAGATGAAGGAACACTCCCGATCTTATAACCTTTCAGAGAGATCTGTAGCCAAGGAAGAGTTCTACAATCAGCTTCGTGTGCTCAAGGGTAGAATGAATAACATTGACGTAAACATGATCCGTAGAAGTCTTGCTGGTGGATACGGGCCTGTCATTAGAAACTAATGAATACAAAGAAAATATTTCTTAACGGAATCAATCAAGATGACGCTTATGTTCTAGTGGACAAGAGCGAATATCTTAATGCGGTAAACCTAAGGTTTGCAACAAGTGAATATGGTAAGGCTGGACAGCTTTCTAATATTGAAAGTAATGTAATTAAGAATGCTACTATTGACGGAACTTTTGCTTTACCTGCTGGAACCAATCAATGTATCGGAGCTTATGAAGACACTGCAAATAGAAGAGTGTTTTTCTTCGTAAGGAATAATAATATTGTTGGTGAAGGAAGCTATGGTCATGGCATCTATTGTTACGATGCTGACACAGATTTGGTTTATACTGTTCTTTTAGATGGACAAGTTTCAGATAGTAATGGTTATAGTTATGGATTGAGGTTCAATAGTTTTATCCATTCTATCGCCATGGTTGATAATTTACTATACTGGACTGATGGCGTAAACCAGCAGCGGAGAATAAATGTAGAAGCTGCTATTAAGATGAATCACCCAAGCTATTCTACTTCGGTTGCCGCATATACAATTCCTGTATCATTAAGTGTTATCACACTAATAAGAAATCAACCTTGGGTACCTTTAACTATTAATAAGGTTACTGATGTAACCTATGTAAACAACTTTATCAAAGATGAGGCATTTCAGTTTGCCTATAGGTTTGTTTATAGGGATGGTGAGGTCAGTACGTTTTCTCCTTTGTCTAAGCTTGCCAATTATAATCTAGCTTCTAGTAATTCAAATGCTATTGATGTTACTATTCCTATTGCTCAGAAGATTGAGCAGGATGTTAAGAGAGTTGAGATTGCGGTAAAGTTTGCGCTCGGGGGATCAATGTCTGTTATCAAAACTTTTACTACTGGGTTCTCTTCGCATAATTCAGGAACAGCAATAACATTTAGATTTTATAATGATACTGTAGGTGCAGCTGTAGATTCAGTAAGTGCAATCAAGCAGTTTGATTCTATCCCCCGAACATCGAAAACATTGGAAATCGCCAAGAATAGATTGTTCTTAGGTAATAATGTGGATGGATATGATACTCCAACAACAACATCTCTAACGGTATCTACTGCTACTGCAGGCGCTGCCTCTGTATCAGGACAGTGGTATAAGGTTGTATACAGAAGTGGAGGCGTTACAATTACAAGATACTGGCTATACATTACAGACATCACAACCAATCCCGGTTATTATGTTCCTGCGTCTCAGCCATCTCTTCCAATACCATCAACAAGTGTTGACTATACTACTTTAACATTTGCAGGCGGAGGTATTAGTACTATTGCTACATATCTAGGCGTACCTGTTTCTGATGTGCTGGCCCTACAATATCAAGGCCCGACTATTAATATAACAAATGCAACAGCTTCTTCTGTTGTGGGATCTCTTGCTTTCAAGAGTGATGCTACATACAGAGCTGGAGTTGTATTCTTTGATGAGGCAGGAAGAAAGAGTGGTGTTGTTACAAGTGAATCTATAAAGGCGGTGACACCAGACAGGAATTATTCTACGGTTTCTTTTGTAACGCAGATTAACTGGTCTTTGGACAATAACAATAATCCAGCTGCGCAGATACCTGATTGGGCAACACATTACGCCATCGTTAGGACTAAGTGTTTAAGGACAAGCTTCTTTGCTCAGTTGAGAGCTGATGCTATAAAGTATATTCCAAAAGACGCTACTACTGGTGAATATGGAGCACTAACAGATTCATATTTATCTACTCACTTTGGTGTTGCAGTTAAGGCATCAAGTTTATTTAGTAACGGACTTGGTTATGCTTATCAAGAAGGGGATATTTTAAAGTTATATGTATCTGGCGGGTCAACATATAGTTTAGCTGTTAAAGATACATATGGTGAATATATTGTTTGTGATTTAGTAAATCTTGGAACTACTACATCTACAGCTGCTTTGTATGAAGTTTACTCTCCATATGTCGGAAGTTCTAACGAACCATACTTTGAGGTTGGAGATATTTATAAGATTGATCATCCCGGAGAGAACACAAGAAAGTTCAGTGTCATCTCTGGATCTTTAAGAGGTGATGTTTATATTTTACAGAGAACAATACCATCAACACACTTGGTTGAAGCAATGTCACCAAATGATAAGTATTGGAAGAACTGGTTAACGGATATTGGAAGGACAACAATAGTGATCAGCTCGGGGGTAACATCAAAGCCAGTAAGTGTTTATTATTCTAACGTCATACTTCAGGGAACAGAGACAAACGGCCTAAGCACATTTGAACCATTATCTCAAACTAACCTCCCAATAGAACTTAAACAATTACAGAGACTGCTATTAACTTCTAAGGTTCAGATGGATGGCACTATCATGCTTGCAGTTGGTGAACAAGAGACAGCCTCAGTTTATATAGGCGAAGCTCAGATATTTGATAACTCTGGGAATTCGTTCTTAGCTACAACAACTGGCGTGATTGGGAATGTTAATGTATTAAGGGGAAGCTATGGTACGGTAAACCCAGAGAGTGCGTACAAGTGGAAGGGTGATGTTGTTTACTTCGATGCTAATAAAGGAACATGGGTTAGGTACAGTTCTAATGGATTGTTCCCTATTTCTATAAATAAAATGGCTAGCTACTTTAGAAGAGTTGGTCAGGATATTATATCTTATTTCAAAGATCCTACTGAATATAATTTAGCTAACCCCGAACTGCCTCTTCGTGTGATCGGTGGTGCTGATCCTTATCATGAGGAGTTCTTATGTTATACTCCTAAGATGTTTGTTTCGCCTAGAAATACACAGCTTGAGGATATGGAACTATCTACTCAGCAGATAGAGTTTACAACAGCAGCTGAGTCTATTACTTTGTCAAACTACAGCTTGACATTTTCTTATCTGCAAGGCTCTGGCCCATCTTCGTTTGCTGCAGTAACATATACTGGAGAAAGAATTATAATGAATGGTAGTGTAACTATAAATGGCACTACAGACTTTGAAGTCTCAAAGGATGCTATATCTTTTTCTTCAAGTATTACTTATCCTTATACAGGAATATCAAGTTCTAATACTTTTTTCATTAGGATGAAGTCTGGAAGAACTGGTGGTAGCTACGGTCCACAAAATGTAAATGTAGTTTTCCCTGTTATTGGCGGTACTTCATCTTTTAGTATTAATTGCACAGGTACTGTATCTGTGCCTGTTACTCCTACAATTGTAACAAACACATCAGTGTTGGGTGGATTTACATATGTTAATGGAAGTGGTCCATCGGCGGTGCAGTCGTTTACAATCTCTGCATCTAACCTGACACCTGCTTCTGGAAATATTACAATCACTCCTCCTGCAGACTTTGAGGTTTCGGTGACTTCATCAACAACTGGTTTCTCTAGCTCTCCTGTTACCAGAGCTTACACTGCAGGTGGAACGCTTGCTGCTAATACGGTTTGGGTGAGATTGAAAGCTGGTCTAACTACAGGAGGCTATAGCTCTCAGTTGATAGAAGTGTCTGGTGGTGGAGCAACAACAGTTAATATAACATGTAATGGTATTGTCTACTCAAGTGGATCTCCAACAATATATGCATACCCAAGTAGCGGTTATGGTAATTCTGAATCAGAGGCTTGTTCAATGGCTTCTACTGGATTAACAACACTAACATCCACTAGTGACTCTAGTACGTTTGGTCCGGGTTCTGTGGTTTATATAAATCCTGCAGGTACTTCGCTATTAACTGGATATACGCACATATTTATGAATGGCGCCAATTGGGATATAGATCCTATGAATGGTGTTGTTATTGCTTACTCTTTAACTCAGTGCTAATGCCATATACAGAAATTACCATAACAGTAAAACGTGAGAGTGCCTACAAGATAGCAGCGCCTGCTAATACGCAGGTATATTATAACAACAGAAAAGTTTATGGTTCGGGGGCTAGTGGTTATTTTATTGGCGATGAATCCAATACGCTAATAATAGAAACTGCAACTAATCAAACAGCAGTAGTATTTATCACTGAGATTCTAAGAAACTACTATGATGCATATGATGGTCAGGGTGGGGTGATGTGCTATCAGCCAGCAATCGATAAGTGGACATCAAGATATTCATACAGGCCTGAGTGGTTTAGTATGGTTGGCAACAGGCTTGTTACATTCAAAGCTGGTATGCCCTACATCCACAACAGCAACAACTATAATAGGTTCTACGGAACTACCTATGACTCTGTAATTGACTTTGTTCATAGTGATGCGGGTAGTCAGATTAAGTCTTATACCAATGTTGGTGTAGAGGGATCTGTGCCAAGCATTATGCATTGCAGAACTGAGGTTCCAAATGTACAGAGTACAGACCTAAGGTCAACAGACTTTGAATTAAAAGAGGGTGTTAATTATGCTCCGCTTTACAGGGATAGACTAAGCCCAAATGTAACTGGGGTTTATGATGTGAAGCTTTACAAGGGCGACAGGATCAAGGGAGAAGTTGCTCTTTTTCAGGGTGTCTTTTTAGCAGGTACCTCTAATAAAATATTGAAATTTGTAAACATCACTTTTGCCCCTTCTCGTGGGCATAGTACACAAAACGAACAGTAATGATTGGATCTACTCTTTACGGCTTTATAACTGGCGGAAAGATGCTTAAGGAGGCTAGGGGAATTAAGCCTGTTGAAGCTGATTATGATAAAATATCTAGGCAACAACTAGACCCTTCTAATCCTGCTGCTCAGTTTCAGGGTATGGCTCAGATGCAATTAAACGCTCGTAATCCATTCGCTGCTGCTCAGCAGAGAGGAATACTAGGGAGTCAAGCAAATGCCATGTCTGGTGCACAGAGAGCGGTTACAGATCCTTCTCAGGCTCTTGCTTTGACTGCAGCTCTTCAGGCAAATACTGATCAAGCTTTGTTTGGTCAAGCTGGTCAAGAGCAACAAGATTATCAAAGAAGATTTTCTAACCTAGCTGGTGCGCTTCAGAATAGAACAGATGAGAATAGGTTCCGTTTTGGTACTGCATTCCAGAAGTATCAAATGGATATGGACAGGAAGATGGCTTTGCAAAATGCAGGTAGACAAAGTCAGATGCAGGCAATTAAAGGACTTGAGGATGGAGCTATAAAGATAGCAGGTATGCTTCTCAATCCTGCTGGAGCGGCAGCTGGTGCAGCTAACAGTGCAGCTAGTAGTGCAGCGGGATCTGCTGGGCAAATGAGCAGTGTTGCTAACCAGTTCGGGGGAGGTCAATATGGTTTCTCTAATAGTCTTCTTTATCAACCGAAAGGAATACGAGGAATGGTTGGCTAATAATATTAATTTATGGTATTACCTCAAGCATTAGAATATAATTGGGAATTTAATCGCAGCCTTGAACAGATTGGCGAACAAGCTCGTCAACAGCGTGCATATCAACAGAAGCTTGAACAAGAGAATAGACAAAAGCAGCTTCAAGTTCTTCAAGAGATTAATCCTGCTACACTATATCCTAAATTCGAAAGAGAAGTAGTTGATCAAACTATTGGGCAATTAACTGCTGGCATGGCTAATTACATGAAGCAGAATCCAAACGCTAGTTACATTGAACTACAGAATATGGTCAATCAGAATCTTGGCAAGGTTGCACAATGGTCTGCTAAGGTTAAGTCAATTAAAGAAAACATTGACAAATCTGTTTCCCTTCGTGATGCTAAGGATCCATATGACAAGGGTAGATTACGTGCGCTTTCAATTGACAGGGCATTGTATAAGACTGATGAGAGTGGTAGGAAAATAATGAAAAGCGCAGATGAAATTGATTTAGATTCAGACATCATATCTCAGGTAATTGCTGATAACGAAGACAAGCTCATAGATCCATACAAAGGCGAGCAGGCGATGGTTGATAAAATCAATGACGCTAAAGAGTACACACAGAATATAGAGCAAACCGTTGAAACCCCTGATGGAAGAAAGACTGTTGTTGTTGGACAGAAGTCTTCCGTGCCTTTCTTTTTGGAAGCAAAGGACGGACAACTCAGGGTTAAGCAGCAAGAGAATGGATATATAGCTGAAGATGTTTATCAAAGATTCTATCAGGATCCTGCTATAAGAGCAAATATAAATGCCAATGCAAAGTCAAACATGCAAAAGATTGGTGTACCTGATTCTCCAGAAGCATTTGAATATTATAAGCGTGCTTATCTAACTACATGGTTGGAAGGAAACAAGAAGGGTACTATTGACAGAACTGATAAGACCTTATATCAAAAGGCTTCAGAATCTAAGAAGGAAGTTACCGGAGAGCAAGCATATATAAATGCATACCAAGAAATAGATAATCTTACTTCTTCTAGGAAAAAGGGAATGGGTGCTGCTTTAAATGAGCTTTCACTTGAAACACAGAATATAGTATTGGATAAGGCGAAAAGCGCTCTTGGTATTACTACTATTGGTCAGGGTGATATTTATGTTAAGAAGGAGAGTGATGGAACTAATGGTGTTTATACTAGTAAGGACATTCTTAATGATAACAATAAAGTACAAAGAGCTAAGAACAGCAGGATAGGTACACTTACAAGTACTGGAATAAACTTATCGGCAAATAAGTCTGCAAAGTCTCAGGCTGCAGTAATTAAAGATAAGCCTTCTGGTAAGTCCTATTTAATAGGCGGAAAGAATTATAGTATGAATGATTTGAAGGGGATGGGGTATACAGAAGATCAGGTTAATCAGGCAATAAAGGCAGGAACAGTTAAAATAAAGTAATGCAGGAGAATCCAATTAATAACGATCCATTAGGAATATTAGGCAAAGAAGATCCACTTGGCATTTTAAAAAAAAAAGATGGTGGAGTAACACCCCCTGCTGGTCCATCACCTGCAGCATTACAACGTTTAGAAGAATTAAAAAAACAGCTAAACGAAAATCAGCTAAAGCCACAAAGAACAGAGCTTCCAAGAGAAGCAAAGCAAGCTCAAGTAAGAGCTGAGTCTATTAAGACTAAAGAGGAAGTTACGCCAAAGGTAACTCCTGTAATGTTTTCTAAAACTCCTACTTTCAAAGTAGAGTACCCAGAGCAGGATGAGTTAACAGCGAAGGTACTAGGATTTCAAAGTGCTCAACAAAGGGTACAATTTCAAGAAGAAGATCAGCAGAGGAATCAAGAAAATGCACAGAAAGCTGCTGATGAATTTTACAATACTGGTGCAGGTAAGCTTTACTATAATCTATTTAAGCCACTAGCAGATGCTGGTGCTAGGGCTATTGGTAATACTGGCGCTACTGTTTCTAGGCTTGCAGGAGAGGACAAACTTGCTAATGCAATAGTAGATAGATTTACACCAGAAAAAAGATACGAAGGTACTATTGCTGGCAATAAGCCAACTAAGTTACAGGGAGGTTTATTCAATGATGGTAAGATGGATATGGCTAAGCTCCCATCTACTATCGTTCGTGGTTTAGCAGATATGGCTTGGTTGATTGCGCCAGCTGGTGGTGTAAGTAAGATAGGTCAAGCTGCAGGACTTTCAGAAAAAGTAGCAACAGGTACTGGCTTGATTGCAAATTCATTTCTACAAACTAGAGAAGATTATTATCAGGAAGGCAAGGCTTCTGGATTGAAGGGTGATGCTCTTGATAATTTTGCTACTGGTGCTGCTGGTTTAACATCAGCTCTTGAAGCAGTGTTTCCAAACACTATCGCTATGGGTGGATTTAAATCCAAGATGGCTAAAGAATATGCCAAGCAAATAGCTAGTGGCATTACTGCAAAGGCAGCATTAAAGGCTGGTGCTAAGGAAGTTTTAAAAGAAGCTTTGGTAAAAGAACCACTTCAAGAAGTTACACAGCTGGTTGGAGATAAGGTTGCTAGGACCATTACTGATATGACCACTGGCGAAAATAACTTTGGTGATCAGTTTGATTGGGAGAAAGGTAAGGATGAACTTTATGAAACTCTTGTAATTACTCCTATCATAAGTGCATTTGCTGCTGGTTCGGGGGCAATTAGGAATTATACTCCTACTAATTATGAGAAGGCTTTATTCTACGATGCCTCTAAGAACCCACAACAAGTAAACCAGTTCTTAGATAATAAGTTCATTGAAAAAGAAATTACAGAAGATCAATACAAGCAAGCAAAACAAAAGTTCGCTAGCTACAATACCGCTTTAGAGCAGGTTAAGAATCTTGGGTACTCTGAGGATCAGACACTGCAGATGGCATGGGAATTATTTTCTGGTAAGGAAAAGCTTCCAGTTAATCAGTCTGTTGTTGCTGATCCAATATTAAAAGATGCACTAGGTACTGAAATTAAAAAGGATAAAGAAACTATATCTGAGAATATCAAGTCTATCGGAATGGGTATTCCATCTGTTGGATCTGATATCGAAGGCAAAGAACTTTCTTTTGTTATCTCTAACATTGGAGACAAGGGTGCTGAAATAGGTCAGGGTTTAGTTGATCAGATTGGCGATGATACATATCGTGTTGAAGAGGTAAGTGTAAAAGATATTTACGATAACAATCCTGAATTTAAAAACTATGTAGATTCCTATAAAAAAGGTTCTATAAATTCTGAAGCAATGCTTGTTCCAGCTGTATTGAAAGATAACAGTATAGTTGATGGAAGAGCTAGGCTTGCAGAGCAATACTTGTCAGGTAAAGAAAGAGTTAAAGTATTCAAAAACATAAGCAATACTATTGCTCAAGGTCAAGTCCTAGAAGATCAATTCACTCAACCGAAAGCTGATATTACTGGCCAAGGGACAATAGTAACTCTTGCTCCATTTTATAACACTACAGTTTCTAACACAACTGACGCTAAGAAAGTCAGAGAGACTCCTGAGTATAAGCAGTACTTTGATAGTATACCAACTGTTGCAAAGGCTCTTGGTTTAGATGTTGAGATTGTCAATGAAACTATTGGTGGTTTTGTAAATAGTGCAGGCGAGAAGATTACTGAAGTTTCAAATAAAATATTTGTAGCTAACGGTACAATTGATCAGGCGGAAGAGTTTGGTGCAATCATGGGAACCATGACACCAGAGACTCAAGAAGCTACCATTGCAGCAAGATATGTAAACGAGCAAGAAGAGGATTCAGTTCCTGCAGACGAGTACGTAGAAGAGATTGGCATCAAAGTTGGTGACATTGATGGCGCTCTTGAATCATTAAGGGAGGCTGGAATATTTGACTTTACTGTAGATGAGGATAAAAAAACTGTATCAATTCTTGATTTTAGTAGGGGTGAGGATGTTGCTTTTGATAATAATATAGCTAACTTTGTATCGATTTTAAAAGGGAAAAATATTTCTTATGGAAAAGAAGGTAGAAGACCAGTCAATTCAAGGTACATCGGCCCTTCAAGAAGGACTGAAATTCTTGAAAGAATTGCGGGAGATGCCATTAGACTACAGCAGGGCGGGGAAAATCTTCGTTCAATCATCTCCGAAGCGAGGAGAAGAAATCAAAAGTTCGGAGAAGAAGAAGTAGCACGTCAGGACAGAAATGCCCAGCTCGAAACAAAACTCGCAGAAGAACTCAGACAAGATCTAGTTAGTGATCCAATCAGTAAGGCTGCACAATCTCTTAAGTCTACTGGCGTATCTATTGATCTAGTAGAAGATCCTGCCGAGTATGACACAATGGTCCAGCAGCTCGGGGGACAAAGAGGTACAGAAGGAGTCTTCTTATCTAACAATGGAAAGATCCTCCTAAACAAATCCAAATTAAATGATGCAATAACAGCGGGTAGAATCGTATGGCATGAGTCTTCTCATCCTATCGTTAATATCATCCGTAATACCAATCCAGAATTATACAACCGTGTAATATCTGGAATGAAGTCTTCAGATAATCCTGCCGTTCAGCAGGCAATTGCATGGGCGAATCAGAACTATCAAGGAGAAGGTGTAATTGATGATGAGAGTATCGTTGAAGCTATCGCCATGGTAGCTGATGGTACACTTGATCTCAATAAGGTTTCAACTGACTTAAAACAATCTATAATAGATTTTATTAACCTAATAGCTAGAGCATTTGGTCTAGGTCAGGTTCGTGATACAGACGTACAAGAATTTAAAAACCTAGCTAGTCAGATTGCTGATGCGCTTACAAGTGGTAGAGATATAGCTGAGGTTGTTGGTCAGGAGAATGTAAAAGCAACAGAGAATCAGTTAGCACAGCTAAGAATAAGTTCAGCTGACATTGCTAAGCGTACAGAAGATAAGACGATAGATGGGTTTGTACAGCCATCAATGATACTGATGGGTAAGCAGAAGGGTCAAGATGTAGAACTATACTCTGGTCCTGCTAGCATAGAAGATCTTAAAAGGATCAAGCCAGATATGTATGTATCTAGGGCTGAAGAGCTTACTAAATCTGCTTTGGTACAAGGTAAGGTTAGAGCATACCCTTCAACTGCTTCTATGCAGTCTAAACTTAAATGGGCAGATAATGTATATGCTAAGGCTAAAGACACAGTAGTATCAAATCTACTTTATATATACGATGCTATACCTAGCGAGATTAGAGATATATCAAAGCTTTGGTATGATGGCGCAAATATTATTGCTCAAGAGCTTGCCGAAAAATACAATACAACTCTAGAACAGGCATCTGCTGTAATAGCATCTCAATCTCCTCAGAAGCCATGGTACGATAACGTACATCTTGCACATTTTGTGATGGATTTCTATGCCAATAAAAATGACATGGAGTTCACTAAAGAGATGTATGATTATTATGCTTTAAAGAGTCAGCCTACTAAACAGAATCCTGCAGGATATCCTAAGCAGATACAGTATTTGCCTACACTTGAAAAGGCTGTGGGTAAGAAGTTTAGTGAATTGTCTAATTATGATAAGTCTGTAATGATACGTGCAGACTTCGATAATAACTATGAAAGAAGAGCGCCATTAAGAATTCCTACTGGAGTTATTGTTGGTCGTGTTAACTCAATGTCATCCTTCTCTGGTTATGATACAATCGCAAAGGCTGTGTCTATACTTGAGAATGGAAGTGAAAAGAATATTTCAGATAATCTTGGTAAGGCTTTCAAGGTTAGGAACTTTAACAATAATATTTCAAAACCTAGACAGGATGCAGAGGTGACCATTGATACACATGCAATGGCTGCTGCATATATGCTTCCTCTTGGTAGCAAAAGCCCTGAAGTTAAATTTGACGAAGCTACTTATGCTTTCTTTGCAGATGCTTATAGAGATGCTGCTTCTAAGAGAGGGGTACTAGCTAGGGAAATGCAAAGTATTGTTTGGGAAGGTGTTAGATCTGTATTCCCTGCATCAGATAAAAGCGAAGCAAATAAGGCAAAAGCTAGGGAGATATGGAGTAATTATAAAAATGGTTCATTAACTTTGAACGATGTTCAAGAACAAATAAAAGCAAATGGAAAAGACTTATCAATCACAGACTGGTCAAGATTCACTGATAGACTCCTTGAAGAAGATGGGAAGTCCAGTTACCTTGAAGAATTACCTCTCGCTGGCGGGAATCAGCCTGCCACTGGACTCAGAGATGGCAGCAGTGATAGCAGGAGAGTTTCCAGAATGGGAGAAAGAAGTCTACAAGCTGGTGCCCAATTCTCAGTAGGCAACCGCCTAGCACCTAACGGTAAGCCATCTAAACTAACTGAGGCACAGTACAATCAAGTAAGAACACCTGAATTTAAAAACTGGTTTGGCGATTGGGAGAATGATCCTGCCAATGCATCTAAAGTAGTAGATGAAAATGGCGAACCATTGGTTGTGTATCATGGCACATCCAAGGATAAAGACTTTAATAAGTTCAATGTGTCAGACAGGGGGGCTTGGTTTACTTCAGATCCTAAGGAAGCTTCTAGCTACGCCGTAGAGAATGACAACATGAGGTCAAAATTTGATTTCTACACAGGGGAAAGAACAGATCAGAATACTTCCTCAAGAGTACTGCCTGTATTTTTGAACATCAAAAAACTTTACAAGTACGAGACTGATGTAAGTCAAGAAGATAGAAGAAAGCTGATGTATGCTAAGTCATACAGGAGCGTTCAGAGAGAGATTTTTAGGAGATTGTATTCTGATGCATTTAATTCTAGACAGCAAAAGGAATCTGGTGTTGACATGGGTGCAGGAATATATGTAGCACTTGGCGGGCCAAACCAGATTAAGTCAGCTAGTGGCAACAGAGGTACGTTTAGTACAACTGACGATAAGGTCCAAGCGTCTGTAGGTAACCGTGATATCATCAATGGATTCTATTCTCCAATAGAAGATCGTATCAACACATTCAAACAACCAAAGGCTTCTGTACAGAAGTGGAAAGAGATTGTTGGAGTGAAGTCTGACGAGGCTGTGTTCTCTGGATTAGCGGACTGGCTCGGGGGAATGAAACCTGACCGTCAACTATCCAAAGAAGAAGTTCTTCAGTTCATAAAGGATAACAGGATTGAGATTAATGAGGTTGTTAAGGGTAAAGGCGGGAAGATGACTCAAGTCCAAATGGATGATGTTTATAATGGTGTTAGAGAACAGCTAGCCATTATGGATATGATTGACGATGTTGACTCTGTAAAGAACAATCCACTTGATGTTTGGTATAATAACCCTACCGATGAAAACTACGATCAGCTTGGAGACTTCCTTGAAGATCGTGGTATTGATTTGAATTTTATAGCAGACGCAGAAAATGACGGAACTAAATACTCCCAATACCAACTCCCCGGTGGTGAGAACTATAAAGAGGTGTTGATTACGTTGCCCGGCAAAGAAGAAAATTTATTTAAGGAGTGGTTTAAAAATAAATACGGTTCAGATACGACTAGTTTTGATGATAGCTTTATAAGGACTGCAAGAGAACAGTATAAGTATTCTGCAAAACCTTCAGATACTTCAGACTCTCCATCGTTCAAATCCTCCCACTTCGATGAAGCCAACATCATCACTCACCTCAGGATGAACACACGTACTGATGCAGATGGCAAGAAGGTATTGTTCCTTGAGGAGGTGCAGTCAGACTGGGGACAGAAGGGCAAGAGAGAAGGGTTTATTAATGATATAGTTATTAAGAGTGATCCGAAGTTAAATGGATTTTTTGCAGCTTATGATAAGAGTGGAGAAAGGTTGCCATTAAGGTATAATGGTGAATCTGTATCTGCATTAAAAACAGAAGACAAAGTAAGAGAAGCTTTAATTCAAAACCCTCCTTCAGGTCTAGTTACATCAGCCCCATACGTAACCAACACCAACGCTTGGGTAAAGCTTGGGCTTAAGGTTGCGTTGAAGGAGGCTGTTAGACAGGGTGCAGATAGAATTGCTTGGACTACTGGCGAACAGCAGAACGCAAGGTATGATTTAAGTAAATCTATAAAGAGAGTTGATTTTATCAGAATCGGTGACAATAGATATAAATACGAAGCATTAGATTTAGACGGAAAGAGAATTGCCTATGATGATAATGGCACTACATCATTGCAAGAGATAGAAGATATGTTCGGTAAGGACATAGCAGAAAAAGTAAAAGCAGATAAGGCTGGGGATTTAAGGTTGCAAGGTGATGGTTTAAAAGTTGGCGGCAAAGGAATGAAAGCATTCTACGGTGATGCTAAGACTCTCGGTATTGTTGGTAATGTAGCTAAGGCTTTAGTTAAGGAGTTGACTGGTAAGGAAGGTAGTGTGGTAGAAAGTAAAATTTCAACCCCAGTTAATCAAGATGTTATTGATAGATATAACAGGGCAAGGCAGTATGGTAATGTACCAGAAGCTTTGGCTAAAGAATACGAACAAGCTACAGGACTTCAGGGTGCACAACCTGCTATCGATATTACCCCCGAACTCAAGGCTTCTGTTCAAGGAGGTATTCCACAGTTCTCAGTAGGTAATCGTCCAGAGAACAATGCAAACTTTAAGCTTGGCGCCTTTGTTATGCGTAAGAAAGCAGATGGTGCTACGGATGGTGAGATTGCAATTGCAATTGCAAGTGTAACAGGAATGAAGCCTGAGGATATTAAAAAACTTATTGACAATCCTGAGCAATATATTAGGGATAGTTTCCCAAGCATGTCTAAGCTTCAGCAGGATAACCTGATTCAGAAAGCTAAGATCCAGAACATCTATCGTGGTCGCCAGTTTGGTAAGCCAATCGACAAAGCATTCACAGGACTTGAAGTTCCTAAGGAGAAGATAGATGAGTATATGAGGAAGACTGCTGGTGCTGATAACTTTGTTAAAGAATGGGCTAAAGATTTTAATAAGAACTGGCTTGATCCTGCTAGAGGTTTACCTAATTGGGTATTGGAGATTAAAGATTTTGCTTCAGGAACAAAGAACATAGAAGTAGCTAGAGCTGCTAAGACTATTGAAAGATTAAAAGCACAGGCTAAGAAGATAGGTTTTGAAGATTGGGGTGCATTTAGCAAAGCATTAGTCGTAGCTAAAGATGTAAAGAGATTTATTCCTAACGAGGATGGCATTGTTCCATTCGATGCTGGAGTTGCTGCTGCAGGCAGAATGTTTACTACGCCAGACGATCAACTACCTTCACTTGTTCCTGCTGAGATTAAAGCTCTACCTCAGGAAATCATTCCATTCGTATACGCTATGCGTGGTCAGATTGATAATCTTACTAGAGATCTTATTGGGTATGGTTATGTTAGCCCTGAGCAGGCAGTTACATTAGAAAACAACTTAGGTCAATATGTTAACCGTGCGTACAGAATGTACAACGAGATGAGATACAAGCCTGAGAAAGAAGTATACCACGCTGCTGTCAAGTTCCTTGCTGATCAGTACATTAAACAAATAGCTACTGATAAAGCTGGTGTTGTTAGTTATGAGGAAGTTCAGAATGAAGCTATAGAAAAAGCTAAGAAGGAAGTTGAGGGAATTCTGAATAAAAAGAAAAATCCATACTTCAATGCCAAGACAGAAAGAAGAAACACAGGCATACTAGAACAGCGTAAGGATATCCCCGAACCGATGAGAAAGTTAATGGGAGAGTATACTGATCCCGGTACTGTGTTCATGATGACTGTAGCCAAGCAGGCTGCACTTAAAGCTTCTAGCGAATACCTTACTAAGCTTCGTGAAAACGGTATGGGTACATTATTCTTTGAAGAGAACGATCCAAGCAGAACAGCTAGCCATAGTGTACAGATTGCTAGCACAGGAACAGAATCCATGAGTCCTCTTGGCGGACTATTTACTACGCCAGAAATTGCTGAAGCTTTAGAAACCGTTGAGCCAACATATAACGAGTTAACAAATACTTGGATGAAATTAGTTGGCGCAGTAAGATGGGGTAAAACAGTTGGATCTATAGGTACACAGTTTAAGAACTTTGAATCTAATACTTTGTTTGCTGTTCTTAATGGAATGCTGCTGTCTGGAAAGAATACAAAAGCATTTGGAGCTGCAGCTAAATATGTAAAAGGCCAGTACTCTGCTAAAGAAATAGATGACATTACAGAGAAGACTATCAAGTTAAACCTAGTTGGGCAGAGTGTTGGAATGCGTGAGCTTAAGACCATGCTAGGCAGTGGCGATATAAATGACATAGCTCTTGACATTTCGCTAAGTCCAGATGGTAAGTGGGGTAAGAAGGTTGCTAAGAATTTAAATGTATTCAGAGAAGCTAATAAGCTTTATAGATTAGGTGATGACTTCTGGAAAGTCTATGCATATATTAACGAGAGAGAGCAGATGTCTGATGCTAGGTTTGGACAGGCTTATGATCAACTTACTCCAGAACAGCAGGAACAAATAGATGTTGAATCTTCAGAGAGAGTTAAGAGTACATGGCCAACTTATGACAGGGTAGTAGAAGCTGCTAAGTTTGTAAGCAAGCGTGCACCTATCTTTGGTAACTTCATTAGCTTCCAAGCTGAATCTCTCAGGGTATTAGCAAACTCAATTAAAATTGCAAGAGAAGATTTAAAAGATCCTAAGACTGCGCACCTAGGCGTGAGAAGGATTGCTGGCATTACAGCTTACTTCGGATTGCGTAGCGCAATTACAATAGGTGTAGCAAAGCTAACAGGATTTGCTGCTGCTGGTATTCTTGGTGCAGCGTTTGGTGATGATGAAGAGGAGCGTAACAAGAAGGCAATACAAGAAGCACTTCCGACATTCATGAGGACTGGTGAATTGTTTCCAATAAGAACAAAGGAACCGCACAGGTTTGTTGTGGTTAACATGTCTTCTCTTGATCCATATGGAATTATTCCTAATTCACTGAATGCATTTACCGAAGGTCGTGAGGGTATATTCAAGAAGACTATGGATCCCGGTGTTGGCGCAGCTGCGGCAGAGTTGTTTAGTGCATTCCTTGAACCAGAGATGACATTCAAAACCATGTGGTCTGTTATGAATAACATTGACCCTAAGACAAAGCAAGATATAGTTATGTCTACAGATACCGATGGTCAAGCATTAGCTAAAGTAGCAAGCAAGGTATGGGATCAACTAGAGCCATCAAGTGTAGCTCTTGTAAAAAGGTTTTATGAAAGAGAAGACAAGGAGGCTGAGTTGCTTGCAATCTTTGGTGCTAGACCATACGATGTTGATCTTCACAAATCATTTGGTTATATACTAAGCCAGTTCGGGAGAGATGTTGACGCTATCAACACAGAATACAATAAGATTAAGTTCAAAGATTTACCACAGGCAGATAAGGATGCAGCAGAAAGAGCAGCTGAAGACAAGAAGGCTTTTGCAATCAGTAAGGTAAATGAAATATACAGAAACTTCATAAACATTGGCGCTGACCCTGAAGTATTGGATCAGTTAATCAACCAGAGATCTCCAATTAAGGTAACTGGATTTGATAAGAACACCAAAGACTACTTGAAGACTGGTGACATTAAAAGAGAAGAACTATTCAAAGGTGATTCTAACAAAGGTTTAAAATTTAGATAATGGCGCTTTACGATTTAATGGGAGAAGATCCTAAGAAACAATCTGAGAAAGTTATTATTAAAAAACTTCTCAATAAGAAAATGTCTTTAGACAATAAGAGTGCTTTTGAAATGATACAAGGTGTTGCATCTAAGGCGGGCATCACTCCATCGTTTCTTGCAGCTAATGCATTACAGGAAGGGATGAATCTTGCCATCAATGATGACAATAGCGAGAAGAGTGGAGCTTACTGGGAGCAGAATGTTGAGGAGGATATGTATCCTGTTGATGGGTTTCTTTACTATGGCCTTGATAGGTTTGGTGAAGTTGCTGATAAGCTTAAGAAGAAAGGTTATATCCCTGAGAAGTTTGACTATCGTGAGTATGCATCTAAGAATGAGAAGAAGCAGGATATAAGAACGGCGGCATTTAAAAATAATGAGGATGCTTTATTTGCAAAGGCTGCAATGATACGTGACATTAAGGACAGCGTGAATGATTATGCTAAGAGTAAAGGTATTAAGCTTGAGCAAAAGGGCATGGACTACTTTACAATGAGTGCATATAATGGTGGGATGGGTAACGCTAAGATCATGATGGATGAGCTTAAAAAGAGTGGGGTAAATCAAAACGAATTTATAGATAGGGGTATGACTAGCAGGCAGGGTGTTCACAAGAACATTGCTCCAAGGATGGAGAAGATGGGGTGGATTGATAAGATGATGTATGGTCCTGTTGCGCCTTCAGACAAAATGGAATTTTCACTTTACAAATCAATGCAATGATAGAAGAACCAATTAAAAGACCAGTAGGTGATGACGAATACTATGGTGCAAATGCAAAGCTTGCTTACTACAGGGACATTTTAAACAACGCTTTAAAAGGTAAAAATCCAAGAGGGTTTGATCAATTCATTACTACAGTTGGCGACATCAGAAGAAAGGATCCATCTAAGGCTGCAGAGGTAATAGAAGGCTACGATTTTAAAGATGCTCTTGCGCCTCAAGAATTAAAAGAAATTCTAGGTGGAGACTACGGTGACTACATTGATACAATTAAAACCATTAGAGATAGAGGCTTTGCAGACAGCAAGGCTAAGAAACTTTATGGAGAAAAGGAAATGGATCAAGATGTAGAGTCACTTATGTATGGGAAAAGGTTTATGACAATGCCAATAGTTACTTCTATTTCTAGAACTACAAAAGGTGAAAATGGAATTTCAACTATTCAAGACATGTTCACATACGATCCGAAGATAAAGAAGGTAAATAAAATCACTGTAAAGAAATGAAAAAAGGAGAATCATTTAAAGTAACCTTCGGCAAACGCCGTAAGGGTAAGGCAAAAAAAAGAAAGGGACCAAAGGATAAGACTGTTTCAAAATACAGAGGTCAAGGTATTTGATAACGATGTTATCAATCTTAATTCTACTCTATTCTAGGATTGCTTCTATATCATATATTCTTTAGCTAATCCTCTTTCAATTAGTTCATTATTGATTAACCTCTTATCAACATAAATATCGACAAGAGGTCTTCCGTATTTATCCAGTTCTCTGCTGTGTATGACAACATTCTCTGGGAGGTTGTCAATAAGATATTGCTTGGCTTCTAAAGCCTTAATCTTTTCCTCTGGATCTTTGGAGTTCAGCTCGGGAGTATTAATGCCATACAGCCTACAGTTAGACTTCCAGTGTACAGTAAAACCTAGGTCTATATCTAACCTAACTGTATCACCATCAATGACTTTTTCTACCCTTGAATTGTAATAGTATTTCATATGTTGTTTTTAATTTTATCAAAATTTATCCTATGAAAGAGATGATGGAAAACGTCAAGACCAGCCTATTCGGAGCTGTTGCTGGCTTGCCTGTAATCTGGGAAGGTGCTATGGCACAAGACTGGAAGATGGTCCTAGCTGGTATCGGAATGCTTTTGATTGGCCTTTTTGCTAAAGATGCAAAGTAAGAGGGGCTAGTCCCCTTTTATTTCTATTATGTTTCCATTGGATGTGATGTTATATTTCCCATCCTCTACGCAGGAAGCATTTGAGAATACTGTTCTACACTTATCATACAGAGATATCCCCTGATTCTTTATTCCCTTCATGTTATGCACATGCCCAAACAGGTGTGCGTTGGGCTGATTGTTAAATACCCACTTGGCTAGGGACAGGTCTCCGCATTGTACTAGTCCATCGTTTTCAGTTAGGTCTCTTACCCCTTTGGGTGGACCGTGTGTGATTAAAACATTAATATCATCAGGCATGGTTTCCCATACTTTATAGATTTTGTCTCTTGCCTTCATGAATGACCAGTCTCCGAATGTTGGGGTGTAAGGAGATCCGAAGAACTTAACTCCTTTGATAATAACCTCATCATGTTCTAGATAGATTATCCCCCGAGCTGCGAAGTCTTCCTTCTTAAACATCCTCCTCTCTATTGATGTATCATGATTGCCTGCCACGAATATCTTTATTGCAGGCAGCGTCATGTACCATTCCAGAAAGTTATAAACCTCTAGTTGATTTCTAGCTGCGTCTCTATAGTTAGAGCAATCACCAGAGTGTACAATAACATCGACATTTAGATTTAGTTTCAGGTCATGGTGTAATCCATGGGTATCTGATAAGTGAAGTATCCTCATAAACTGTTAATGAATTTTTCAAGACTTTCTTTTTCCTTCTTACCCATGTGCGTTGCGCATCTAAGCAGTTCATCATAGAATAAGTGGTCATCCTCACGAGCTGACTTCCTTTTGTCCGCTGGTATCTTAAGTTCAATGGCTGTCTTCAACCACCTCAACTTAGTAACCATTGGCGCCATAGGTTCTCTTAGATTTGTTTTAAGAAGATCCTCTGCATAGAGTAAACCATTACATATACTAGCGTACAACAACTCAAATGATTCCTTCTGCGATTCAGTCAAAACGATAGTGCTCATATTCGTAAATATAAATAGGGGTTCTCTCTCCAACATAAGCTCCTAGTACATTAAAGTCAAGGTGCTCCATTGCGTCTTCTGCTGTCATTCCTTCTAGTACAAGTGCTTCCATCATAAGTCCATGGCTGTAAACAACACGGTTGGTTACAACATCAACTCCGATAATGGCGGAATCAAATCCATCTGCAAATAATAATTCTTCATCGCCAGTTAATTCAACTAGCGTTTCTCGGATCTTTGGTAACATCTTTTAATTTGTTTAATATTTGTCCAATTACAATTCCTATCTGTAGGTTATCTCCTGACTCTACAGCTCTTTCTAAAGCCGTATATATTTCTTTTATGTCTGCTTTCTTATAAGCAACAGCCTCGAAAAATTCTCTTCCTGTTAATTGAAAGGTTGTGCTGACAAGCTCATCAGGGAAATATATCATGTAGGTTTCTTTGCTGTCTACCTGTATCATTGAATCTGATTTAAAAAGTCTTTTACTTTAGTTCTTAGATTTTCAAGATCGCCATCATTGTTAATGACATAATCAAAGTCAAAACCATCAATAGCTGTCTCAGAGATGTGGTTATTAACAGGACCATTGTCTGGGCGATTTACCCTAACTACAATTCCACCTCTGTCTTTAATGGCAAATACTTCGTTATGAAATCTACAGTCTGTTATGATCCACTTGTCTTCTCTGTAGTCAGCCATCAAGGCATTAACCCAAGCATTCTCGTGAAGACCATTACGTATAGCTTCTGTACCTAGCTTTTGAAGTAGCTCCCGAGCTGTCATGCTCCTGAGTCTAGGATCAACATTGAACGTAGGCTCCGTGAGAGTTCCTCCTGCAATGGTCTTATAATCCCACACAAACCAGTCATCACATAACGGAGTGTTCTTAAACACCTGATCTTCGAACTTGTCAGGGTGAACTCCTGTGAGGATAGAGGCAACCTGCTTGAGCTTGTTTGAGAACTTTTTAACCTGCCATGTTGAATCTATTTCCATGATCATCTTAGCAATCTCATCCTTACCAGATTTTGCGTAACCGTTCAGGCCTATAATCATATCTCTGCAATTTTTTTAATCAACTTCATACGTCCCTCGCACCTCGATAACAATAGTGCAAGTAGTGCTTCTTCTTCATTATAGTCTAATGCTAATTCTTCATCACCTAGTTGAATAAAAACACCTGATCCGTTATCTTCTATACTGATAACCTCGTCACCTTTGATATTTGTTACTGTATTAAATTCTATATTAAACTCGTGGTGAATTGCTTCTTCACCTATTAAATGCGAAACATGTACTTGGATCATAGTATTGGTTTTAAAAAAGGAGGACGCCCGTGCACCTGCAGCGAGACGCCCCCCACTAGGTTAGAATGGTAGATCTTCTGCCTTCTCTTTAGGCTTATAGTTATCTTCCTGAAGACGATAGTCTGGAGATTTCTCACCTTCTTTTTTGAATGAGTTTGGCCATGCGCTGTAACGCTTATCGCCAATGGTGATCGATAAGATTTCTACTTCTCCGTTCTTGGTGGTCACGGTCTTCTTCCAAGCCGCACCTGCTGATTGATTGTTCATATTGCTAAATTTAAAGTGATGAAATATTTGAATAGATATCCCCCGATCTCAATTTTTCTTATGGCGGGATCATAGATGAATGTGATCGTAGGTAATATAAATACTACCTCGTTTGTTCCTGTTTCGATTGTTAGCTTCATTGGTTTATTATTTTATTTGTGATTAACATTTCAAGTAATTCTCTGAAGTCTTCGATGGTCATGGCGACTATTGTTCCCTTCCTATTTTTTTTATGAAAGACTAAATTGTAATTAGAATCATTAGGCATCTTGGCGAGGACATCATGAAGACTACCGAGCTTCTCAACAGCCTTAGCTTGCACTGAGAATGGATCCGTAAAACAAAGGTCAATACCTTGATCATCTTTATTCTTACTCTCAGATCGGGAGCTTACTGCTTTTGTCCATCCTAATTCTCTGAACCAGTCCCTGATTTGAAGTTCATAACTGTGTCCTTTCTTCCTTGGGTTAATCGCCATATCCTGCCTGTTTTAAATAATTCTTCTATAGTTGACCAGTTGACCGAATGACTGAATATAGTTGGGTGAAACTCGTTAGGCTTCCACACCTGCTGCATATAGTACTTATTACCGGGTTCTATTTCTTCTAGCTTAGTTGGTTGCAATAATCCTTCTCCCTTAACATCTACTACGTATTCGCATACTTGTCCTCCACTGTTAGTCATCCTCCAGTTCTCTTTAAAAAGGATCTGCAAGTGCTGCAAACCCTTGGACGTATGGTTGACCGATGAACTTCGTTTTGTCTGTGCCATTGTTAATCTTTTCTGCAGGAGAGTACCTGCTGTTATTCATGTTGAATGTGAAGAAGTTTACCCCGAGCTGTCCACTATATCTGAACCTTACCTTCCACCTGTGAACTTCTGTTTGTTTCGTTTCCATATTCCTGTAAACCGTAAGACCATTATCAGGAAGGTTGAACCAATGAGAGCTGTCTCCAACATCATATCCGTTTGGAACTTTATATACACCATTCTTTAATTCTGTCATCTTCTTTGGGTGAGCCACGAGGAACACATGCACATCATAATTTCTAGCAAACCTTGAAACATCATTCATCATGTTCTTGATCTGATGGTGGCGGGTATCTGTCTGGTTACTCATGCTCTTCTCAACCGTACTCATGTTGTCAATAACCATGATGTTAATACCAAACCTTTTAACCATCCACTTCGCCTTATCCAAAATGCCCTCAATAGTTAGGTCATTGTCATGCAACTTGTAGTACTTGAAGTGCTCGTTCATGAAGGGGATGTGATGGTTGATCTCATCTCTTGTTATTCGTTCATTATATACCGATTTGAAGAAGCTTTTCCCAGACGCTATCTGTATCATGTCCGATAAAGCAAATGCAGTGTTGGCTTCCTCAGCGCTGTATACAAAAGATTTTAATCCATGCTTATCCGCCAGCTGATAGATGACGTTCTTGATGAAGGTAGACTTACCATGTCCCGGTATACCTGTGACCAGTGTAACCTGCCCGGGATGGAAGACAAGACCAACTCCGATGTCAGATCCTGTTGGTTCTCCTTCATCATAGAGGGATAGGATGTCATCCTTTACAGCAATTGCATCTTCAATACCATCTACAGGGAAAGGGGTGGCGGAGTTATAGCAATTCAATAAAGCATCTTTACCTAAAGTGACTAGGGTTTCATTGGCGTCCTTGCATTCGAATGATACTAGGTAGCAATTTTCTTTTCCTAGTCTTCTTGCTAATTCATTTCTAAGAGCGATGCCGGGTTCGTCATTGTCACAGGCTAGGTAAACCTTTTTGTCTTCGAAGATGTAAAGAAAATCTTCCAACCATTCTAGCTTCTGAGAGCCCTTGCTTGCCCCATTAGGAACAGATACAACTGATTTAATCCCTGCTTCATAGAACGACATGCAATCAATCTCTCCCTCCGTAATAACAATATAATCGGAAGCATTATCAAGAGCGACGTCAATAGCGAAAGGACCAAGCCTAGCGCCACTAACAAGCTTAAAGTTCTTGTCACGATCTCTAAACTTAATGTTGAAAACTTCGTCATTTTGAATGTAGTTAAAGTGGATAGTTCTGGTTTCTGAATTAACCTGAGGCATATAGTCTATGCCTTCGGATACCTTATACCTAAGTAGAGTTTGATTAGAAATCCCCCGAGCTGCAAACCAATCAATAACTTGTGACGAAAGGTTCTTTAACTCAGATGGTGGTTTTACATATTCAACTCTGTTCTTTACCGTTCCTGACCATCCACAGTTGTGGCAATTCCACATGCCTTCAGTTGTGTTGACAGATAGACAAGGATCGGATTTGTGTTTTCTAGATTGAGAGCATTTAGGACAGACGACCTTTACATCACCACGTTGTCCCTCTCTAACATTAATTCCCAAGGAGCGTAGTTGCTGTATCATGCTTTTGTTTATTTATCCAGTAATGGTTAGCATCGTCTAAGTACTTCAAGAACTTCCCAGAGAATAGGGTAGATGGTCGGTTGTATTCCTTCATCTTATCGTCACTTCCCCAAGTCTCATGCTTGTGGACGATCACACTCTTGAAGTGATTAAGCGTAAGCTTGTTGTTGTTTTTGATAATCTTCTTTACAAGATCTATGTTAGAGTGAAGATGGTACTTGGTCCCGTTCACCTCATTAAAGAATGCAATCACATCCTTTGCTATCGATTCGCTTGGAGTTTCTACACTGACTTGCTCTCCTGATAAAGACAGATACCATTTATTGGTAGGGTAGTAGTATCCGTTCTCTAGTTTCTCAAGCAATCCCATCTCGATGAGTTGAGTCATTGTCTGCTTTATGCTTTGTGTGTTTACGCCAAGTGTTTCAGATAGAAAAGAAACCCCAGTACCAATCATAAGTGGGCGAAGCTGTGAACAGGCATCGCATAGCATGTACGCTAGCGGTGTTAAGTTCAACCTCGCTCTTACCGAATGATCGATTACTGAAATCATATGTTGATGTATTCTTCAATTTTCAAGTATGGGTTTCTTCTTGTTGTTGTCCTGATCGAATTGAGACACAAGCCTACCTTAACATAAAACTTAGTTACAGCATCATCATAAGTCTTAAGTGTGCTAAGGCTTTCTCTCTTCTTGCCGATCTTATAGTATTCTCGGAACTGCATGAGCTTATGCCTGTATGAATCATAACCACAATCAATGTAGTTCATCACATCAGTCGCATTAAACCCATACATATCCGCCAATCCAACGAAGATGGTTCTAGCCAAGTCCTTGTTGCCTTCGTAGTCTTCCTTTACCTGCATTGGCTTAAGTCCTTCTCTATCCCAAATAAAGTTGGGCTTCATTACTTCTTCTATCTCTCTCAGTTTTATCATAGCGTTTCCATTTCTGTTGTTACCCAATCTTGTAGTGTTAATAACACTTCTAGTTTTCTTTCATTAGTAAGTGTGAAGTATTCAGAATAAATCTTGAATACCTGAAATCTTAGTTCACCATTCTCGTCTACGTAGTAGTTCATATTCTAATACTGAATTGTTTTCTCCATGTGATCTTACCATTCGGAAGGATCATTGTAGTGGCACCTTCCTTCTCCATTATCTGCTTCAGTCTGTTTTGGAATAGCTGCTTCTCTGATTCTAGAGATTTGATGTCAGCATTTAGTTTCTGGTATTCGAATGCCCATTGCTCATGTTCATCAGTTCCTTGGATGGTAATCTCTTCCTCCCGAGCCTTGTGCTTTTCGGAAATGAATTGATTGAAGGCATCGCTGTTGTCAGCATCTGGTTCAAGGCTACTGGCAATCTGAAGCTGCTCATTAGGGTCTTGAGTCTTGGCGATCTCTTGTCTCGCCATCATTACACGATTGTTGAATTCCTCAGCAGCAACTAGTATCCTATTCTGTAGTTCCTCATCAGCATCGAACGTCACACAACCCAGTTCTCTGCCATCTCTGAGGTAGACAATCTCTGCATACTTCCATTCGGTTACTAGCATGTAGTGTTGCACCTGAATGAGGTAGCTCGGGGGAATGCCTGCCTCATAGGAATCAGCCGAGAACCCTGAGATAGTTTTTACTTCTAGGATTCCGGCCTTCTTCCCGTGTATTGGATGTTTGGTTATCTTTCCATCGATATTGGCAAAGAGCATTGGATATTTACGGTTTTCAATAATAGCTTTTACCTTCTTATAGGATTTGATCTTATTGTCTGTTAAGGTATTCTCAACCCATCCATCCTCAGTACCATCGTAATACTGCCAGCACTTTGCTACGTAATCTTCTAGCTGCTTACCATGAAGCATGATGTGGTTCATCTTGTTGGGAAGGGTAGATATTCCAATCGCCTGATAGAATAGGTTAATAGGACTTTTGTACTTGTTCAGTCCAAGCAGGGTTCCTGCATCTGATCCCCCGACCATACCCCTTGTCACGAAAGACTGGCGAAGGCTTTGCCATTCAGCCTCGCTTAGCTTGGCTGTAGGCGTTAGTTTTAGGTGCTTCATTTCTTGGCTGATTTGGTTATGGCTTGCGCCTTAGATTGATTAATCATTGCTGTGAGTAGCTTCTTCTGGCTATCGTTAAGCTTGTACTTTTTAATCGCAGACTCTACCTCCTTGATCTTTCCCTCGGTGATGAACTTTACCATAGCATCATACTTTTCTTGATTTAGGCTAGGTAATTCCGAAGATTTATCACTTTCATTATTACTATAACTACTTGTATTAGTTTGATTTACAAATGTCTGCTTATCTACTGCTTTACTTGAGTTAATGTGTTTAGTCAAATCCCAGATTCTATTCCCATTACTATCAACTACGTTCCCGTACTGATCACATGGGAGAGTAACCATTGACAGATCATATAAGAACCTTCCAATTCCCCACATCACCGCAGCCCTTTTAAAAGCATCTGATGCTGCTGATTTCCCAGCCTGATCATACATCTGGTCTTGAGGATTATCCTCCACACGCTGACCGCAATCCCATCTGTAAATAGTTGTCAGGTAGCTGTCGGTTCCATCGTTCTGCATTACGTTGATTCCGATACCTGCGAATATGAACCCACCAATCTCTTTGTACTGAACCTCCCATCCGTATTCGCAACACTCATCTAGCACACGCATCACGTCCCTTGCATCTATGTAGGCGCTGCACATAGCCTTTGTTTTGTCCTTGTTTCTTGACTGAACCCTCCACTGATAGGGGATGGGTTGCTTTAGCTTATCGATTATTTGTTTCATTTATAAAGTCATTTAAGAATTCGTACTCCTCGGATTTGAGGAAAATAGATTGCCAATCGTAGGTAAACTTGGTCTCGCCTTTTACTACGATAGCTTTGATGAAGTGACCAGAGCATAGCTGATTATGGTTAACAAGTAACCACCTGCGATATTTACTGAGCTGATATTCAACTCCTTCAAATACCAATAAATCATCTATATAGTTGTATTTTATCACTATAACAAAGTTCTTTAATATAAAATAGATAGTTAAAAAATTAAAAGACATTTTTTGCTATGAGTTTTGCACATATATTTGTGCAACAAGACAACAACAATCAAGATGAGTACCTCTAAAAAAGACAATGACGATGAAATAGGCGCACGTTTAAAAAACATTCGCCTTAATGCTAGATTGACTCAGAAAGAGATGGCTAAAATTGTAAACATGAAGCCAGCTTCTGTAGGCGCATTAGAAAACGGATTATATACTCCTAACTATGATGTTCTACGTGCGATCAGGAAACGATTAGGCATTTCGTATGAGTACATAATAGATGGGGTAGATTCGGATATAAATATCTCTGAACTGATTCTCAAAAACAAGTCTTTAGAAGAAGAGGTAGCAAGACTAAGTAAAGTAGTAGATAGATTATTGAAATAAAAAAGCCCCCAGTTCGGGGGCATTTCTTTATGCATTTAAAAACGAGTCGTAGTAGTTAGAAACCTCGTTCTTGAAGTTCTTTTCAACGTGACCAACGTAATGCTCAAAGGCTAATGATCTAGCCTCATGTCCGCTACAGAACTTTATATAACGCTCAGGTACTCCATTGTATAGCATGGTTGTAATCGCTGTCTTCCTTAATAGGTGAGGGTGAACCCATTCCCATAGAGGCTTTGTCTCATAGTACTGGTTCCCAGTATTATCTAGCCTTGATATGGTTACAACATCATGTGCATCTTCATAAAGTCTAAATAGCTTTTTGATATTGTAGTACACTACCTCTTTGCTAGGCTCCATCGTAAATATCCTGCCATATCTAGCGAGGTTTTCTCTGTATATGTTGCCTAAGAAACGTGGCAAAGGCATCTGTGAGAAGACGCCAGTCTTTTGATTCTTCTTGTTCAGATACACATCATCCTTGGAAATAACAAGATCGTTTGGCGTGAGGGACATTACATCGGCGATCCTCAGAGTAGTGATAAGTATGGTTGCAGATACTTCCCAGACCATTTTAAGCTCGTGTTCTAACTTGTTATACTTATCCAAGTCATTTAAAAACTTCTTTACGAAAGCAGGAGGGAACACGATGATCGGCTTCTTATCCGCTTGTAGCCTTGGCACTTTAGGTAGCTGGAAGAAGTACTTCTTTGCCCAGTAGTTAACCATTACGCCAGTGATATTTAAGATATCTGACCTGCTTGAGATTGAACTGCCTCTGTCAATGAGATACTTCTCAAATCGTTTGAAGTATTCATTAAAGTAATCACTAATAACAATTTTCTCAGGAACAGATAGATTGCCATCAATATGAGATTCAGATAGGTCTAATGGTCCATAGAAATCAGAGAACTCATCAATCAGTTGAGCGCAATACTTATAGATGTTGACCGTAGACAAGCTGTAATTCCTCTTTGAAGAGCTCTTAACTTCGCCAGTCAGCATCATTTGTATATACTTCATCATTAGATTATGCAAGAGAAATTCGCTATCATTAGTATCGAGAGGAGCATTAAACTCAACAGATCTAAGATCAGCATTAAGCAGATACTTCTCAGTTATCTTAACTTTGAACCTATCTAATTCATTGTTAAGTGCAGCTACCTCTGTTGTAGTTCCGATAAAACGCTTGCTAAATTTCATGTGTGGTTCCACCTTCAAACCAGTAGAAACCCTGAAACTTTCACTACCTGCTGATACATTGGCGTAGATCGTTTTCTTTCTTTTGTAAAATGAAATTTTCATATTTTAGATTGTTTGTGTGCGAATATAATTACTTTTCACATATAATAGATTTTTTGTAACAACCTCCATCGTGTGTTTTTTTTCATGCAAACCATTATGAGTAGTGATTTTCTGATCATTTTAGGTGTGCTTTTTTGTGCTTTTTTTTATACACACATCAACAGAAAAACACGCACAATAGGGGTATAAATAATTGATTATCATAGCATTCATAATTAACTGGCACTTATGTCTTACTTAACATAATATAACCCGTCTGTAAGGAGATCACTCAAAACTAATTGATAATGTTGACATTACAAAGTTATTCAGATAATTTTCCTCAACTAAAACACAGATTTTAATCATTAAAATACACAGCATTACTCTCACTTTTTAAGAGTGGAGAATCGATGTCGTAATTTAATTTATTTAATACTCTCGCAAATTTTTTACAAGATTTATGTAGTTGCTCTCTTATTTGTTCAGCAGTATATACTTCATTCTTTGTGGTCGTCTGGTCTTCTTCGCATAAAAGAAAGATGTCTACGTCTGCACAAAATAAACCGAGAGCTTGTTTAAATGTCAATGATGAATTTTCCATGTTTTAAAAATTTTTGTAGTCAGGGTTGGATTCGAACCAACAAAACCGAATGATGTGCGATAGCAAGGTTTGGGTTACCATATTCTCCTACATCTATTCGTATCGGATTTACATCGTAGCGTCTACCACGAGGATGGACACCATCCTCCTTCCGCCACCTGACTAACTAGTTTATACAACTAATGCACTCTTCATTAGTGATACCATCTTGTCTACACTAATGGTATCAGACTTCTCCATAGCGTGTCTAACTAGCTTATCATAAAGACTAGCGTAGTCATCCTCAAATCTATAACGAGAAGAGTGATCTTTAGAGTGATGAATAATAGTTGTATGATGCATGTCTAAGAGTCTGCCTAGTTGAACCGTAGATGCAGAGTAGTACCTTCGCATTACATTCACTATTGCACATCTTATTTGGACAAACTCCTTTTTCCTTGAACGAGTATATCTCACCTCAATTCCAGTAATCTCCTTAGCCAATCGGCATAACTCATTAAAATCTTGATCCTTCATTTAGTCTTCTTTGTTCTATGTATTTAACAATGTCTATTACGTAATTACACAACTCCTCGTTAATTTCCTTGAGGGACTGGAGTGTTCTCTGTCGTTCTGACAATGGCATTTCCTCTACTCTGCTCAACCCATCGTTGATTGTTCTGAATAATAGCTTCACGTCTGCAATTTTGTTCATATTCTAGGATTTTAGATTCGGGATATCCATTCATCTTATAGATGTAGACTATCCATTCATTAAAGTTTGTCATATTTTAGTTTTTATCGAAGTAACCATCGTTCTCAAACTTCTCTTCCACAAGAAGCGTTTCGGATAGTAGCAGTATCTCTTCTGATATATCGCTCTCAGCAAGTAGTCCATGTTCATCTCCATCGTAACGGAAGACTTCTACATTACCATACTTGGCGGTGATCAAATAGATTTCTGAATTAAATTCGTCTCTTGATAGTCCGTGAACATCGCCTTCAATCTTGAGGTCAAGGTCACACCCGTTTACGGGATAATTAATCGTTATTCTCATTTTGTAATTGGTTTAGAAATTCAATAGGATGATCAGTTAGCTCGGGGATAAGGAAGGAATGCCATTCACCAGTACTTATTTTATGATGAGCAAACTCTCTAGCTTTTTCTATTTGAATAGAAATAGATGGGCAGTTTGGATATACTTTAAAAGGTTTCTCTGAAACTGCAACGTCATTGTAGTAGATTGTTACATTCATAGATTAAAAGTTTTTCTGATTAATTCCCCTAGTTCATAGTCATTAGGTGTTTCTAGGATTTTCTTGTAAGAAACATGAACACACCCTCTAGGGCAGGTCTGACCAACGCCTTCAACATATCCTTGTCGATAGTCGATGTGCGTTTCAAATTCGTATGGAGTAGTTCCTCCACACACTACGCATTTTTCTTTCATGGTTATGGGTTTTACAATGTGGACAAATGGGCAGACTCTTTTTATTTTTGAAGATCGTCTGCGTGAATAATTTTTTGCAGTTGATACACTTGATAAAGGTTTCAGCCATAAGTTTCGTTATAGTGTTATCATTTTGTTGGGGTCAACGATATGATGCTCTACCATTTTGTTGACGTCACCGATATGGTCTGTTTGTTGTGCTGTAGTATATTTTTTTGTAAATCCGTATTATAGTTCTGAAAAAACCCCAAACGTGGAAACGCTCGGGGGTAAAAATCAAAGTCTGACAACTGAACCCGTGAGAGGAATTGAACCTCCATCTACTAGCGTTCTACCAATTGAACTACACGGATAAAAAACCCCAAGCCTAGACAAGCTCGGGGGTTAAAACACACACACTAAAACAACTTCCTTAGGAACTCTTTCCTCCACTCATCTTTCACACATGGTTCTACATCATCCCATAGGAAGTCTTTTAAAAGTTCCTTAATCTCTCGCTCTTCCTGATCACCTTGATTCCAGATTCTAGGGTCATCGGTCATTGCGTATTGAAAATCATGCTGATGAATTAACTCAATCAGATTATTAAATTGTTCGTTCATATCAATTATTTTAAGGCGGAATTTAACTGCTCGGGGGTGATTCCAATGGTTTGCCCTAACCACTCTGTAAAGCCATCTAAATCGGCTTCTCTTATAATCACATCGGATGCTACTGAAAACACGTTAGAGGTTAACCCAAAGGCGAAGACAATTTCATATGGACAATACTCACCTTCAGCAATCTGCTCAACAAAATCATTGAAGGTGTGCTTCCATGAAACATCCTCGTATCTACCTGTCGACCATCCACTAGCAAGGGTGATGTAACCATCCTCAATGATCGGATCCCAGTACCCTCTCCAACCATCGGTCTTTACATACCTAAATCCGCTTACTCCATTTGGCGAACTCTCTTCCCACCACTCGGTATCCCTGAACCCAAAGTCAGAACACCACAAGTGCTTTCTTATCTCGCCATCCCTTGCAACTACAACTGATGAAGCATACTGCCAAGCATCGGATTCACAACTCTCGCAAAATGGTTCGCCATCATTGTTAAACCATATGCCGTGGTTCTCATTGATTTCTTGTTCGCAACATTTACAAATATCCATAGTGTGTTTTTTTAGTGTGGAACTGCGGTCGGTATCGCTCCGACTTATCCACTCTCGCAGTTCGGGGGATAGTTTATGCAAATACTATCTCATCGTAATCGAACATAGCGACTTCACCATTGTCATCGAGTTCGACATCTTGACCTTCTGCTACAACATCTTCCGGTAAGTACCCAACGCCATCAAGTATATCTTGAAGGCTAACACTAAAGTTTCCTTTTTCTTTTAGCTGTCCAAGGATATCATGTCTATAAAAAAACTCTTTACAAATGTCATGGTCAAAATACCAATCAATAAATGCTTGCTTGTCAATTAAAAGTTTCATGTGTTTGTGTTTTAATGAGATTTATAGATATCGTTTCTCCATTTACTATCTGCAGGTTTATAGTTTCCGCTATTGTCCCAAAATCCTAGTTCTAGTACGTCAAATTCTGATGGCTTTGGAGATGTCTTCTCAGTATATCTTTCGTACCAATTATCCCATTCCTCTACATCAAATCTTTCTGCATCTAATAGGTAGCACCTTTCATTGCCGACACTTTCTATTAGGTCTTTTTCTATAACATTGCCTTTGTCATCGGTGGTAATTAAACCCCAACTTGATTGAATTGTTATCATGTGTTTGTGTTTTGATTCGGAACTGAGGGCAGTATCGCTCTGCCTTAACCACTCTCTCAGTTCGGCTATATTATTCCTCTTCATCTTCGTACTCTGATGCATCCGTCATAAATATTAACTCTTCAAGTACGTTATTGGTCTTAGCATCATATACTCCCTCGCCCATGTAAGTAATACGCTCAGCATCTCCATCAGGATCGTAACGATAGGTTAATTCAATTTTGGATAAGTCGTAATGCAATGCTTTCATTTCAAGCAAATCGTTCAATAACATTTCTGCGGTATAAGATTTTGCTATTACTCTGTCTCTTATTTTTGTTACTATGATATCATCTTCTCTAGTATCATACTCGCTACAGATAACTTCATACTTTCCAATATCCATGAAATCTATGATGGCTTGGATTTGTGAAACATCATCTTCTGCTTCCCAATCCTTACCTAATACTTCTTCAGCAATTTCTTCTAGATTATTACCTGATACGAATGCGTACGTTGAATAGTATTCACCTTCAACATTTTTAATTTCTTTCATAATGTGTGTTTTTTTAATCTGCCGACATTGGCATTGGAACTGCTCCGGTCACGAGCCGGATGCCATCGGTATGGGCAGTTCGGGGGGAATTAAATTAATCCCCAAGCATACAAGTCTATTAGGACTATAGTAGCATAGAATAAGATGGCAATCAGTACTTTCATTTTTGTTTATTTAAAAGTGATTCAAGAAGTGTTAGTCGATTAGCTTCGAAGAACTCTACAATACATTCGTATTCAGGCTTATTTGGGTTATTGAATCCGCTATCATCGAATACCTTGTAAAGTGATTGAAGGTCTTCGTACATAAAGTCATATTCGTAGTTAACTCCAACGAATACATCGTACAATTTGCTGAATAGAAATAGTGAATAATTCATGGTGTGTGATTTTATTTGTTTGGAATGTTGAAATAGTTTCTATGGTCTCCAATTGTTGATACTTCCATCTCGCTGTAATTAGTCATATCAATTTTGCCATTTACAACATTGTAAATCGTTATAATTGGAACTTCGTTTCCGTTTTCCTGATAATAGTTGATATCAAAGTGTTCATTAAGTGAGTTCCAGTAATCACCAACATCTCCTTCTTTTAAGTCGAATTTCTTGATGACGTCTAGGAATTTTACATGTAACATTCTTTTGTCATAGTCGATTAGTGCTTTCATGGTGTGTTTTAGTTGAATTGAATTGATAGGAGAGAGATAGAACCATTCAGCAGTCCTTCCATGGTTTGGAGGTCTACATTGGATGAATGCCATCCATCGGATAGGTCGTTAATCTCGAACTCGTTTTCCGATAGTCGGTATACCGACCTTGTAATAAGTCCGAATTTCCAATCTTGCCATGTGTTAATTTCTTGAGTCATTGTAGTGTGTTTTGGTGGCTAAAATTCTCTTGTAAACTCGTTTCTTGTTACATCGAACGAGTCGTGCATATTCCTCCAATGTGTGTGGAGTACATTACTAGCAAATGCATCAAGTTCCATTGCCAAGATTCTTTTTTGGCGGTCGGTCAAGGTGATTTCTGACCTCATCTCAAATGATTGTATCACTTGGTCAAAGTGTCGGTTTGTTTTAATTTCCATTGTGTGTGTTTTAATGATTATTTTAAAAGTTCCCATCCCCATTGTCTCACGCCCTCAGAATACATTTTCTCATCAGTTACGCAACATTGCTCAAGTTCAATTGCGTAAACATCGGTCTCTGATAATTTCTTCATAGCTTCTTCATAGTTTTCTGCATCAATTTCAATAATGGTTTCGTAAGTTCTAACCATTGTAAAAGTGTAAGATTTCATGGTGTGTGTTTTAGTGAGGAACTGCCAAGCGAATCGAACGCTTGTACAACCATTGCAGTTCTTTTGCCGAGCCGATAGTGTAGGCATCTACCAAGCACTATCCCCACGTTCTTCATGGTGGCTCTCAGCAGTTCGGGAGATTACCACATCTCCGGTGATGCATTACCTGATAGGCAAAGCAATAAAGCACCTAGTGTTAGGATAATCATCATGATGGCGAAATCTCGGTTCTTCATATATATAATGTTGGGTTATTCATTTGCATTCTTAATTGAAACATCTTGTACTTTTCTCTCGCCTCACGTATACCTAACCCGTACAATTCCATGTAATGGCGGATAATCTTGTCATCAATTGTGATTGACTTTCTAACTTTTCTTGTGCGTGAAAAAACTAGTCTCATTGGATTATGTTTTTTAGGATTTGAAAATTGGCATCTCTTTCTGACTTGTTGTAGTATCCTAGGTATTCATGGTGTGTTTTTTAGTGTGGAACTGCCATTGGAATCGAACCAATGTTGTGACCATCGCAGTTCGGGGGTATTATTCAACTTCAGAAGTATCGTATCCTAACTCCTTCAGTTTATCTATAATACATCGTGGTAAGGCAAAGACTCCATCGTATCCGGTAACAAGTTTATCGCTTAGCCAAAGTCCGCCTTCAGCATACCATTCATCACCTCCTGATTCGGTGTCGTACAACTCGAACCATCCAAACCCATCATCTTTGATTCCAATGGTTACATTCAGTTCGATGTTTTCTTCTGCTTTGAGTGTGTCGAAACTATTCTCTAGAGATAGGCTTTCGACTGCTTTAAATTCATGCTTCATTGTGTTGTGTTTTAGTGTGGAACTGCCATTGGAATCGAACCAATGTTGTGACCATCGCAGTTCGGGGGTGCTATATCGTTATGCGAACTTCATAACCTACGTGCTGGTCATCCATATAACCACATTCGTTCAAATGCTCGCAGAACTCTTTCGCTCTTTCTTCCGTAGGGAATGATGCGATTAATTCGTTTTGAACATTGGCGAAAATCTTTGCAGATGCTCTGCTGATAAAATAGACTGCGTACTTTTCCATTGTGTTGTGTTTTTGATTCGCACCTCCCATCAGAATCGAACTGATGTGATGCCATTGGAGGTGTATTATCAGTTGTACTACCATGTTGGCAGAAATGCCGATTAGGTCAAGTACAATAGCAATCCATTCAGCCTCAGGACTACACTATACATGATGCGATAAATCAGCTATCATGTGTGATGGATTGGTTACTTCCGGTCTTGGTTGTTTACTGAAGATGCCTACTTACCGCACGATATTGAATCGTGTGGAATGTTCGTGTGTGGGTTGCGTCCGTTTAAGGAGCAGTGCCGTTTATCACCTATGTTCAACTAAACCAAGGGGTTTCACTCCGGGATTGGAATCTGCAACTTTGTTTCCCGCTGATTAGACCTGCACTACACGTAGTGTGGTATCATCTTCTAGCATTATCCGTTGCCGTGAGTCCAACCTTTCAAAGAACTAAAATAGATAATAAGTATCTATTATGGAGACAAAGATTTGTGAAAAAATATTATTCCACAAAATAAATTTTTTAGTAGCAGTTATGTATATGGGATTCTGACAATATAAAAAGCCCTGAAACCCACGTCATTATTGAATTTCAAGGCTATGTGAAAGTTTTGTTAAAGCGTGAAAATAAATTAGGAAGTTAGCTAAAAGAGTGTTTTGATGGTATGATTTATGGTGTTTTCATCTATATAGAAGACCTTGTACATAGCCACACCAACGGGGTCTTCATCTTGTGCAAATTCAGTTATGTGTGCAGAAAAGTCCTCATATGACAACCTTTCAATATCGTTGATTCTGGCTTGAAGTTCTGCAAGGACGCTTGTTTTTACATGGTTGAATAGGTGCTTATTCATGGTATTATTTTGTTATATGAAAGTATCAAAAGACATCACATTAGTGATATTTTTAATAGCAGAAAAAACACCCTGAGTTCGGGGAAAAAAACGTTGATGTTGGAGGAAAAAACCGAAGGTCAGTTCGGGGGGTTATAACCGCTTATTAAGTAAGTAACGGCGAACAGCAGAGAGGAACTCCCGACCTAGAGAAGAGATAGTAAACCTTTCCTGATTAAGTGCAATAAGACCCTTTGAATGCAGGGAGTGAATGTAACGTGATACGGATGCCGGAGAGATGATATAATGACAATTGGATGCATGGCGAAGGATTGCCATCTGAGATGAATCCATGGGTAGATAATTGACCGCATAAAGGACGAACAACTCATGGTGGGTTAGAGGTTCAATGCCAAACTTTCTGGAGACCTTTTCATTGGCGGAAGGAAGGTGGAATAAGACCTTTTCTATTTTCATGTTGTGGTGGCTGATGGGTGGAAGGAGGGGTTATTGCTTTGGTCAGGGAAGACGCAATCAGGAAACTATTTGCACCGGAAATTCCTGATTTCCCCTGATGGCTTCGCACAATCAGGCACAAGGTGTGTGCATTTCCATTTCATAACACGCTAATTGTCAGTTTATTGTATCGCAATTCGAATTAATGCTACATTAATTGAGTGCCGAAAATCGAATCGAAAACGCCCAATTTGACCCCCACCCGATGCCCGATTCCGGCTTCGCTCTCGACCGCTACACCCACTATATATAACACTTACCCCTCCATTTCGCCCACACAAATCCAGTATTCAAATCTCCCGACTTTCTGGATACCCCTGTGATCTCATTACAGGCGATCCTAGACCGTCTTTTTATTTAACTGGAATCATAGATCACCCCAGTTTAAACCCATTATACAAAGATACCACAGCCTATATCTAAAACATATACTTTTCCTCACATGTGGATACCGTTATCTCTATAATAGATAGTTCGATAATTTTGTATTCTGGTTCTACCTACTAGGGTTGTCTCCAGTCAAAAGGCAGGCTATGTTTAATCCGATGGCGGATATGTTTAAGCTGATAGTAGGAGCGACAGGGCCCATTCCCTGACCAGTAATGGTAGCTGCGTGACGGAGTCGACGAACTCAGGTGCAGTTTTCTTCGCAAAGGTTAACTCCTTTTAAGCGAAGCTTTGTTCTGGAATCTCTAAATCTTGGTGCAGTTTGAAGAAGCATATACAGGTATACTTAGAGTACTTTAATTACCATGATTTTATTCCTTGTGAAGTGTGTGGCGGAAAGGCTGTTGACATTCATCATATTGATTGTAGGGGTATGGGCAGCAGCAAAACTAAAGACAAGATCGAAAACCTGATGGCGGTCTGCAGGGAATGTCATCTTGAGTATGGTGATAAGAAGCAGCACATAGAATTTCTAAAAGATAAACATAATGAAAGACTCGGTCACTTTAAAAAGGATTGAACTTCTCCATCCTAAGGTCAGAGAAGAGGTTAAGGAGATATACGAGGAGATCAGTCAAGCTCTGACTAAGTCTGTTTGTCGTTTTTCCTATACACTCAGGACATTTAAAGAACAGGAAGAGTTGTTTGCCCAAGGCAGAACTAAGCCCGGTCCTAAGGTAACCAACGCCAGATCAGGGCTGTCATATCATAATTATGGGTTGGCTTTGGACATCGTTCTACTTATAGACAAGGATAAGAACGGTACCTATGAGACTGCGGTGTGGGATACGAAATCAGATTTTGATGGCGACAGAAAAAGTGACTGGATCGAGATTGTTACAATATTCAAGCAGCACGGGTGGACGTGGGGTGGTGACTGGAAGTTTTATGATGCGCCACACTTTGAAAAAACATTTGGGTATTCTGTACGTCAGCTTTTATCTCTATACAATTCTGGTAAGGTTGACAAGAACAACTACGTCCTAATCTGATGATAACTAGCAGCATAACTAATTTATTTAGTTAATAATGCTAAGTAATTTAGTATCATGATTTCTCCAACAAAAATTATCATCACGGTCGAAAAGCGTCTTAACGACGAAATTGATTTCAATGGCGGTAAGCTTTACTTGGATCCTACCTACCGACCAGAGTGGAACGCCTTCCCATATGGAACTGTAGTCAGTGCACCTCTTAAGAATGTTTACGTAGAGGATGACTTCGTATACAATGTCCAAACCGGAGACAGGCTGTACATAAACTACGGTGTACTGATGGACATGGCCAACCTCATAGAGCATGAAGGTCAGGAGTACTGGCTAGTTGATTATTTTATGGCGCTTGCCCTTGTTAGGGATGGAGTCATCAAGCCTGTAGGCTCTCACATCCTAATCGAACCCATGGAAGGAGAAGTTGAGTCTTCTATTATTATCCCAGACATGAGCAGGAAGATTGTGTTGAGCAAGGGAAAAGTATTTGCATCAAACGATCCTGCAATTAAGGAAGGATCTATAGTAGGTTTTGAGGACAAGGGAATGTTTGAGAATGAGATCGAGGGGAAGAAGTTATTTGTAATGTATAATTCTAATATCCTTTATGAAGAAGCAAGATAAAAAGTATATACGGCAAATAGCGGACAGGCTTCCTGTAGTTATGGATCAGACGGTGTCTGGTTATTACGAGGAGGATGGAGAGATGAAACCGAACCTAGTCAATCATCCTATAAATCACGAGAGGAGATTAAGGAAGGCATACGAGAGTCTTGGCATTGATGGGATCAAATCTTATCTAGATTATATTTTTAAAATCCAACAGGAGTACAAGACGGAGCTAGAGAAACATGCTGGACTGTGAAACACCTATAGGTCAGACATTCATAAGCCACCAGTATGATACGCAAAAAATACTGGAGGGTAAAGGATATACGCTGATGAACATGTCTTCCAAGGACAGTCATGCTGATGTTATCATCGCTAAAAATATAGACGGGGTTTTGACAGCGTGTGGTGTGGCTGAGATTAAGAGCAGGAAGATGGCAGGAGATAAGCCTTTGACTAGGGATTACTTAAAGGCTGGAGGTTACCTGATAACTAGAGAGAAGCTGGACTACGGTAGTCAGTGTGCTTTTCTTTTTGGCGTTCCGTATTATTTAGTAGTTAACCTGCTTTTGGAAAAGGTTGTGTTAATATGGAAGGTAACTAATGATCAGGGCCTGTTTGAGTTTGATTTTGATACTAGGGAGACCAGCACGAAGATGACATGTAACGGTGGCGAGATAGTTCGAAAGAATGCCTACCTACCAGTTGATAAAGCGTTTTGTATTGAATACTAGCAATGAATTAAGAATAGGTGATGTAGCAGAGTTTCTCTTTGACGCTAGGGCGGTACAGAGAGGATTTATTGTCAATAGACCTATACACGCTGGTACTATTTATGATAGGGTGGTTGAGTGCGATGGTTGTTTTAAAAAGGTTCAGATAAAGTGCACGACAAAGCAGCACGGTTCTGGTGGAGCAAATATTGTATTGAGGAGAAATAAAAACCAATTGTATCCTGTAGAGCTAGTAGATGTGTTTGCTATTTATGTAATGCATTGGGACGCTTGGTATTTTTTTAAAAACGAAGGGCAGAAGAGTGTATACATAACTAAGAAAACTTGGAAAGAGAACCTCGAGGATTGGAATATATTTTATGAAACGGTATAAGGTTATATACAAGAATTTAAAAAAGGCTTGGGGATATGCTGATCTAACCAATAAGGAAGTTATTATGGACCGTTCATTAAACGGTAAGAAGCACCTTGAGATACTTCTACATGAGCTCACTCACCTGTGTCTACCAGAAGCTACCGAAGAAGAAGTTGTTAGGATGTCCATATATATAACCAATACCCTCTGGCAACAGAAGTACCGGAGGATCGATGATAGAAATCACTTACCATTACAAGACGGAACCAAATGAGCAGATTTATTAAGATCCCCAGTTTTTTTTACGAAGACAATCTTCTTTACTTTAATGATCTATGGATTAATCCATTCCAGATTGAGTCTTATATCGAGACAGATATTTCTTATACAGACGATAGCGGTATACCCGTTGAAAGAAATGGAGTTAAGGTATTTACTAAGGGAGGAATGGAGTGGGGTGTTCTAATGACTATAGAGGAATTTGAGCGAATAATAGAATAATTCACCCCCTGTTTTTAAGGCCCCCGATCTGTCTCACCTCTAACTTTGCTTCTGCATGAAAGTGTTGTCATACATCAAGGGGAACGATGGTTCCTCGTATCATAGAGTTTTCATGCCAAACCAAACAATCGAAACTGAAGTAAAAACCATAAGAGGTTTGAATGAAGATGATTTGGCTTGGTGTGATATCCTGCATTATAATCGCCATTCAACAGTATCTCCAAAGTTTCTTTCTCAGTTAAGGGATAAGTATGGGTTTAAGATAGTAGTAGACTGTGATGACTGGTGGGAGGTTGGTAAAGACCACCCCAAGTATGAGTGGTGGAGGCAGTCTAATGTTGCGCTTCAGATCAGGGAACACCTGATGTATGCTGATGCTGTAACAACTACGCATGAAAGGTTGGCTGCTATCATCCCGAATGAGACGTATATACTTCCTAATGCTCTGAGTTATGGAGAAGGGCAGTTTGCTTATAGAGAACAAACAAAGAGTGATAGGGTAAGGTTGCTTTATGCAAGTACGATAATGAACTATAGCAATACGGCACTAATAGCCGGGGCTATGAAGAAATTAAAACACCTCAACATTGAGGTGATTGTGGCGGGAGAACATGAGAGTCCGCTCTTTGACATACTGGTGAAGAATTTAACTAATGGTGAGATTCCATTCAGAACATTTCCATGGACGGATGCAGAACATTACATGGCTGGATATGAAGGTGATATCGGAATACTTCCGAATAAACCTTCAACATTTAACAGTATGAAGAGCAACCTCAAGGTTCTTGAATATGCTTCTTTAAAATTACCAGTAGTTGTAAGTGAATCGGATCCGTATATCGGAATGCCCGTGAACTATTTCTCTGGAGAGAAGAGTTTTATTGAGCAGGTAACTAGGCTTGTTGAGGACGTTGAATACAGAAAAGAGTGTGGAGATAAACTACACGATTGGTGTATTTCTAATTATAATCTAAAAGACTGGGCTGGTAGAAGGCTAGCTGTTTATAAAGAAGTTTATGATCACAGATAAAGAGTTATCAGTAATAGAGTTTAACCCTCTATCTAAGAAGCCAATGCTAACTGCATACCCTAAGCTCAAAGAGATTCTCGGCTCGGGGGATGATAGAATGATTCGTTATGTAATACTAATGTATGACGTATCTAGTCCGTTGAGACAGCACTATCCTGACTTAAGTAAAAGAAAAGAATTTGCCGCAACACTTGCAGGTTTTGATTTGGTTAAAGATGATGTAGTAAGTCTGTTTGAGTTTAGGCTAAACGATGAACCACACGAGTCTTTACTTGACATGATCACCACTTATCTAAAGTATCAGAACAACTGGGTATGGTCAATGATTGTCAGCAACGAGCAGGCATTCTATGAGTATAACCAGAGGGTTATGATGCCAGTAGAGGGAAACCGTGACAAGGATATTCTTCAGGCGATTAATATCAAGACTCAGATCATGGTATCTCAGGATGATATCTATCAGAGGCTGCAGAAGTATTACAGAGAATTAAGTGGAGGTGATGATAAACTTCAAGAATCAATAACAACAAGAAAGAGGTTGAGGCCTGAGCAAATCGCAGATGTACAGACAAGTAGATAATTCAACTATTGAAAACATACAGGGCTTGGATTGTAAGATCCCGCCTGTTGGATATGTCTTTAATATCTTAACTGGTCAGCTAGAGCGGAGGCAGATTCATGCAAGATCTCCCAAGAAATCAGAACAGTACTGGGAGGCGACTAAGCTTCCCCCGAACTATGTCAAACTCAGAGAGAAGGAGCTAGTCGTTCAGATTGAAGACAAAGAACACTTTGATCCAGAGCTTGAACAGTTCAGACAGCAGGAGTGGGACCGAAGGCTTAACGGTTACTGGTTTTATAATAATGGCGCTGCGACTTACATCACAGGATTACATTACTTCTACTTATGCTACTGGACACTTGATACTGGTCTTCCTAAGTATAGAGACACTGATAGAAAGTATTTCTATTTCCTACAATACTGCATAGACGATCCTGAGTGCTTTGGTATGGTTGAGATAACAAAGAGACGTCAGGGTAAGACTTTCAGGGGTGGGGTATTTCTCTACGAATACACATCACGTGCAAAAAACGCTCGAGCTGGTGTTCAGTCGAAGACTGGTGCCGATGCAAAGGAGGTGTTTCGTAAAGCAATAATCCAACCATTTAAAAAGCTTCCTGATTTTTTTGTTCCTGTCTACGATCAGAGCAAGGGATTAACTCCAACATCTGAATTAAGATTCTATCAAACTACTGTAAAAGGTAAGAAGTCAGGACAGATACTTGATGATGACGAACTAGAGAGTATGGTAGATTGGAAGACTTCAGAAGCGATAAGCTATGATGGTCAGAAGCTTCAAAGGTATTTAGGAGATGAGGTTGGTAAGACTACAGGAATAAATGTCTGGGAAAGATATTTAGTTACAAGGTATTGTCATCTGGATGACGAGGGTAGAATAATTGGTAAATCACTTCTTACTACAACAGTAGAAGACATGGAGCAGGGAGGTGAGGCCTTTAAAAAGATTTGGGACAACTCAGATCAAACTAAGAAGACAGGCAAGCGAACACCATCTGGACTTTACAGATACTTCTGTCCTGCAGATCATACAAGATATTATGATCAGTTTGGTTTGGCAGATCGGGAGAAAGCGTTATCTGAAATTCTAGAAGAAAGACAACTCCTTCACAACGATCCAAGAGCACTCAGTGCTGTGATCAGGAAGGAACCATTAAGCTGGGAAGAAGCTTTTAGAATAGATGGATCCAAGTGTTTATATAACGCAATGAAGCTGAATGAAAGGTTGGATAGATTGAGCTGGAAAGACAACCTAACAACAACAGGAAACTTTGTTTGGGAAGAGAAGGACGCTAAGGTTATATGGGAACCTAGTCGTAATGGAAGGTGGGAAGTTGCTACAATATTTGATAAAGAAGAAGACAGTAATAATATATCAAAGAAGGGAGAGCAGTTCTATCCAAACAACATTAAGTACATAATAGGTGTGGATCCAGTCGATCATAACACCACAGAAGATGGTAGAAGATCGAATGGTGCTGCGGTAGTTTTAAGAAAGTACAGTGCAGTAGATGATAGTGGTCCTTACAATTACGCATTTGTTTGTAAATATAAGTACAGACCAGACAGCGTTCAGATATTCTATGAGGATATGATTAAGATGGCGTTCTATTATGGTTGTAATGTTTTGATGGAGAACCAGAAGATTGGCATGATGCACTATTTCAATGATAGGGGTTATGGAAATTTTCTAATGTGGTTACCAGACAGACAGCAACCCGGAATAGCGGCATCACCAAAGACACACCAGTATATAGCAGAGTTGACTGAATCTTATATCAACGACTACTGTGATAAGGTTTACTTCAAAGATCTAGTTCAGGAATGGCTAGAGTTTGAAATACACAACACAACAAAATTTGACTTGGCAATGGCCGCAGGATATGCGCTAATTGCTGATCAGGTAAAGATGAAGAAGAGAGACTTGAACGACGTAAAAGAAGTAAAACATTTTTTTAAAAAACATAAAGTGCCTAAATAATTCGAGATGAATATAATCAATGGCTATCCTTCGCATTTAATCGATCCTAGAGAAAAAGGTAAAGACTGGATCAAACAGTACTGCAGAGCTGCATGGGACAGCTGGAATAACGACAACCCAAGAAGTATATTCTACAACGCAAGATACAGATATGAAAATCTCAAGCAGTATGCTATGGGAAATCAATCTGTAAACAAGTACAAGCCTTTGATGGGTGTTGATCAAGAATCAACTGAGACTTGGTTGAACGTTGACTGGAGTGTTATTCCAATCATTCCAAAGTTTAGAAGAATAGCTCTAGGTAAATTATCTAAGGTTGATTATAATATCACTGCTACTCCTGTAGATGCTCTAGCTAATGAAGAGAATGAAGACTACTTTGCTGGCATTAAGGCTAAGATATTAATGAGAGAAGAGGCAGCCAAGATTGATCCTGAATTGTTGAATGCTCCTGCATTACAAATGGAACCGGGAGAGGCTGCAACCATGGAAGAGCTTGAGATGCAGATGAAGTATACTTACAAGCATCAGATGGCAATTGAAGCAGAGCAGGGTATCAAGCTTGTGTTAGAACAGAATCAAATCGAGAAGCTTCGTGATCAGGTTAGAGAAGATCTATTTGACTATGGGGTGTCTGGATATAAAGAGTTTATTGATTCAAATGGCGCCATTAAGATCCGCAGAGTTAATCCTAGGAACGTAATTATAAATCACTGTAAGAAGAATGACTTCTCTGATGCTCAATACATCGGTGAGGTTATTGAGATGACCATTGCTGATTTAAAACAAATGGCGGGTAATCAATTCAGAGAAAGCGAATATGAGGACATCGCCAAGAATGTTTTAGGTAGATATGGTAATCCAAGAGAGTGGTTAGATAATTTATCAATCTTCAATAAAGGTTATGATCAATTCAATATTCGTGTACTCGACATTGAGTTCTTTTCCGTCAACGATATGGTGTTCGAACAGCGCATTGATAGGAGAGGAAATAAGATATACGCAAAAGCAAAGTACGATGACAGAAACAAAAGGAAAGATAAGTTTGAGCGTGTTTCTTACAAGGTAGTTTATAAGGGTAGATGGATTATCGATACTAATTATTTATTCGACTACGGTCTATGTACAAACATGAAAAGGGCTAAGTCTAGCCTGATGGATACAAAGATGAGTTATCATCTATTTGCTCCAGAGTTTTATGATATGAATGCGCACGGTATAATGGAACAAGTTATTCCAATTGCCGATGCTATTCAGATTGCATGGTATCGTTTGCAGAACGTCATCAATCAATCAAGGCCTAAGGGTATTATGATTGAGATGGGTGCTCTTGAAGATATACCGCTCGGCTCGGGGGGAAAGAAACTAGACCCAATGTCAGTACTAGATCTTTATAATAAGACAGGTACTCTCGTATATAGAAAGTCTGATGCTCAAGGTAGAATGACAAACTACCGTCCAATTGAGGAATTAGAAAACGGTCTTGGTAGAGATGCAATGAACTACTGGCAGTTGATTCAGAATCACATTCAGATGCTAAGGGATATCACAGGTATGAACGAGATGACAGACGGTTCTACTCCTGATCCTAGAACATTAACAACTGTTGCTAAGCTTGCATATGAAGGAACTAACAATGCTCTATACAGTATTGTGCAGGGAGATAAGTTCTTGCTTGAAGATCTATCGAATGATATTATAATAAGATTACAGGATGTTGCAGAGACTGGAGAGGTTAAGGGATACATCAGGGCTTTAGGTTCTAACACCATGAAGTTCTTCAAGATGTCTTCTAATGTTGCTCTGTATGAGTTCGGTATTTTCTTGGAAGATAAACCAACAGATGATCAGAGAGCAATGCTCATGCAGCAAGTTCAAGCTGGTCAGGCTGGTGGTCTTCTGGATATTGAAGATGCTATTATCATTCAGAACACAGATAACCTCAAGGTTGCTCAACAGCTTCTAGCATTTAAGATTAAGAAGCGTAGAGAGCAGGAAGAGGAGAAGGCAATGCGCCAGCAGCAGATGAATGCTCAAGTTCAACAGCAGTCTGCGATGGTTGCTGAACAAGCTAAGCAGCAAACGATACAGGTTGAAGGTCAGATGAAGGCTCAGCTTATTCAAGTTGAAAAAGAGCTTGACTCTAAGCTCCTTGAGATGAAGTATCAGTATGAATTGCAGCTAGAGCAGTTGCGTCAGACAGGCAAGGTTGTTACAAAGCAAGAAGAGAATAAAGGAAAGAAGAGCGTAACCAAATTAAAAATGGGTCAGCCTGATGATGATGTGATGCCTTCGATGATGCCTCCAATGATGCCAGATGAAACTGAACAACAATACACGGATCTACAAGGCGAAGAGGGAATGGTTGAAGAAGTTGACCAGCAAGTCGTGTGATGACTGCTTCTACTACGAATAATTCATGGTGTGTTTTCCACATGATTGTAAACAATAGTATAAAACTTTGCACAAATAACCATTTATGTCAGAAACTATAGATTTTTCTAACGCCAGCGCTAATGATTTTAACGTAGGCGCACAAGAGATATCAGTACAGCCAGAAGTTCAGGTAGAGTCTAAAGTAGAAACTACCGTAGAACCACAGCAAGTAGCTGATCCAGTTGCCACCGAGCCAACGCCAGAGCCAGTTCCTGTAAAGGAACCAGTAACTGAGCCAGCTCGGGAGTACAATTTTAAAGACGACTTCATTAAAGGAGTTGTTGAGTTCTATGAAAAGACAGGAGATCTAGCACCGTATCTACAAGCTAAGACTATTGACTTCACCAATATGCCTGACGAAGAAATTCTGAGAAGGAACCTTCGTGAGGAATACCAAGATCTGTCTGACAAAGCTTTCGAGCGTTTGTTTCAGCAGCAGGTGAAAGACAAGTTTAAGTTAGATGCTGATGAGTGGGGAGAGGAAGATTCTGAACTAGGCAGAGAATTGCTAAAGGCAGAAGCTTCTAAACTTAGGAGTCAGTATTTAGATTGGCAGAAGAGTTTTGCGGCCCCGGAACCGCAGGTTTCTTATGACCAAACTGCAGAGATGCTACAGAAGTTTGAATCAGAGGTTAAGAGTAATGAGTTTACTAAAGGATTCTTAGGAAGCAAGACGCTTACTATTAAGACATCTGATGGCGAGTTTAATTACGAAGTACCTCAAGCTGATGCGGTGGTAGATATGACTATCGATAATGACAGATTTTTTAGCCAGTTCGCTGGTGACCAAGGCCAGCTGGATTACGCAAAGTGGTATAAGACCGTGGCGTATTCTCAGAATCCAGAATTGTTTGAGCGTTCGCTTATCAATTATGGTAAAACCTTGGGCAGGAGTGAAGTAACTAAGGAAATCAAAAATCCAATCACATCCCCTGTTGGAGATGTCCCTACAGAAGGTAATGGCGATTTTAAGACAGGACTTCTACAGGCGTTTGCAACGAGGGGTATTATAAAATAACCCGTTTAAAATCCTTATCCTATGCCCGGTACAATTGGTGCAATTAACAAACAGTATGTATCTTCTATCGAGTTCCTCGATCAGAGAGATATTCTTAACAAGGTGCTCGACATTACTAACGAGCAAGCTTCATTCTTAGATGTTCTTGAATTAACTGGTCGCTCTAAGGCTACTAGTGTTCCTGAGTTTCATCATTTCGTAAACGAAGAGTTGTATGTTCTAGGTACAGTTTCTGCTATTACAGGTTCTGGTACTACTGCAATCTCTGCTGACCTTAACACAGCTACTTCTGCATCTGCTTATCCTTTCATCAACGTAGGTGAACTTGTATTGTTCCCTGATGGTAAGGTTGGTATGGTTACCGCTAAGTCTGCTAGTAAGACTTTGAGCATCCGTAGTGTTGACGCTTCTGTGTTGACTCTTTCTGCTGGTAACTCTATCTCATTCTTCTCTAACGCTGCTGGTGAAGGTTCTCTTTCTCCTGCTGCTAAGAAATGGGGTGTAACTAAGTACTCTAACCAAGTGCAGATCTTCAAAGGTAAATTTGAGATCACTGATGTTCAGAAGGCGTCAAAGGTTGAAGTTGAATTCCAAGGTAAGCCTTTCTACATGTACAAAGGTCAGCACGAGAGCTTGATGAAGTTCCGTGATGATATCGCTGCTGCGTTGATCTTTGGTCGTAAGAGTGCTACTAAGTTCGGAGATGCTTCTCCTTCATTGGTTGATGCTGAAAGCAAGCCAATTCAAACTACAATGGGTATGGATCAGTACGTTACTTCTATGGGTAGCGACTTGAGCTTGCTCACTGCTGGTAGTGTTGCTCTTGCTGACGTATCTGCTTTGACTCAGTTGTTGAATAAGAATCGTGCTCCATTGGAATACTTCTTGTTCGTAGGTACAACTCAGAATATTTACTGGGATAACCTATTTAACAACTTAGGTAACAGTGCTTTGTTGTCTCAAGGTGCAAGATTCCAAATCTCTGGTAAGGAGATCGATCTCGGTATTGATACTGTTAAGATCTACGGTCGTACTTACTACAAGAAGTACTTGCCAATCCTTGACCACAAGAATATCGTAAACTTCTCTGGCGGTTATAACGCTAAGGATGCTGCTTATGGTGTTCCTGCAAGTAAGGTTAAGACAATTGACGGAGGTCAAGAGGACGTGATGAGCGTTCGCTACATGGCTGAAGGAAACACTGATTTCAAATATCGTGAGATCATGCTTGGTGGTTTGGCTCCAGTTCCAACTAACGAGCGTTCAGTACTTGAAGTACATTATGAGTCTATCCAAGGTCTTCAGATCTTGAATGCTCAGAATACTTTCAAACTGAAGTAATCTATATGGGGAGAGAGCAATTTCTCTCCCCTTTTTTTTATAACCATAACCTAAACTAAGATGAAGAGTACAAATTTATACAACAAAGTTTCCCCCGAACTTTTAGCAAAGACTAGACTTAAACCGGGAGAACAAGTTGTTTACAGGGTAGCTGGTATCCAACCTAATCCAATGGATCCAACAAAGTGGGCAATACCTGCCGCAAGAAACGTACCTATCACAGATGAGATCTGGGATGAATTTAAACAAGAGTATGTATCTATTGGCGCAGTAAGATCTGTATCAGCTGACGGTACCCACGCATTCCACGAAATTTATTTCTTTGGCAATCAAGCAGGACACATGATCTTATATGGCGGAAGAGCCGTAGATCAAGACATCCATGCATATCTGATGCTCTGCAATTATAATGGGTCTAATCCAAATCGTGATACAAGTAAGGAGATAATCTTTGAACTTGTTGATGAAGGAGCAAAATCAGAGAAGGAACGTAGGTCAAGAAATACTAAGCGTGAAGCATTGAATGCTGCTGCTGATCTAAGTGCTGATGAAGTACGTAACTACATAGCAGCTCTTGGTCAAGACGATACGGGTAAGGTTGACATCTTGAGAAACAGATTAGAAGAGATGGCTGACAATGATCCTGAAGGATTCATGGAGCTTATTAATAATAAGCAAGCTGCCATGAAAGCCACAATTAATAGAGCAATTAACAAAGGTGTAATAAATTTTGAAGCTGAGCAATCTAGATTCACATGGCCTAATGGTGAAGTAATCTTAGTTGTCTCAAGAACCACAGGAGGAGACCATATCGAAGAACTACTTGGATACTGTGTCGGAAGTCCTAAGGGTGAAAAGGTTTTCCAAACCATACAATCGAAATCGAAGAAATAGTCTCTTAGTTCTGATGGTTGTTTGGTTACGCCCTGAGCTTTCTAGTTCGGGGCTTTTTCATGGGTTGTTTTTACGGCATATGGATAAATAGTTTTGGAAATTTGCGTTACGATGCCTAGTATCCCTAATATAAGCTTTTCAGTCAGATTTGATTTCACTGGCGTACCAACTCTAATTCTTACAGATACGAGCACCAATGGATTGACGGCAACAAGGGTTGCTGCTTTTGATATTACGCAACCTGATCTTTATACTCGACAAGGTGATATTCTATCTCCTGATATGCCATCAGGAGCAACTACTTTTTCTATTACATTAAGACAGGATAGCAATGGATTACCTCAATGCGGCACATATACCATATTGATGAAGGTTAGGAATGCTGGGTATGACGACACAAACTTTACAAGATCATGGGTGTCTCAATATGTTCCCGTAACAGTTAACATTGGCGAGAGCTTTGATGTATTCACACCTAACTTGAGCGTAAGGGATAACACTTCTTACTCTGTGTCTAATTATAATAACAGCTCTGTCACTAGGGCTTGGAGCGTAACAAGTACTCCAACAGGAACTTTGACTGGTTCGGGGGTTACACTTAGCTTAATCTTTGGCGGCAACTACTATGACGCTAATTACGCTGTATCCCTTACCTCAAGTATTTTATATACACATCAGGTATATTCTTGGTTTACAGTTAATGAAACAGTAAATAATAGTTATTGCACATATGCTGAAACTCCTCCAACTGTATTAGATATAGTAAAAGAAATTAGCGATATTAAGTATAAGCTTGATTTGGCAATTAACTCTTGCCAGACTTACGATAAAATAAAAGAGGACTTTGAGTATGCTCAGACTCTGTTCTTGCATATAATGGATAAGGTTAAGGTTTCAGACATGGATAATATCTATGTGGACCTTAAGGATTTGTTGAAGGTTTTGAATAACTATCAGATACCGGGTTATACTCCAACTAATTCGCCTATAGCTCCATACGATATCACTTCATTCTTCCCGGGTGCTGTATGGGGAAGTGTTACTGGTAATCTGTCTTTTCAGACAGACCTATGGGATGTATTGCAGGATCTGTATAAAAGAGATCACTATACTCACGATCAGGTTTCTCCAAGCGCTATATGGGTGATTGTTCATAACATGGGAAAGAACCCAAGTGTGTCTATTGTGGATACGGCGCTTGATGAGGTTGTGGCTGATGTTCAGTATAATTCATTAAATCAATTAACAATAACATTCACAGCCGCCATAAGTGGTAAGGCATTTTTAAATTAATACTATGGCAAAAAAGGTATTGGTCAATTTAGACCTATCTAAAAATCAAGTACTAAACATAGCACTGCACAACCTTGCATCTGCACCATCAAGTCCAGTTCAGGGTCAAATATATTATAACACAACTGATAAAGCTGTGTACTACTGGGATGGAACTTCATGGGTTTCTGTTTCAGGTGATATCACAGAAGTGATTGCTGGTAACGGTCTTATTGGTGGAGGTAATACTGGTGCAGTAACCTTAGATCTAAATCCTGATAACAGTACGATCGAGGTAAGCTCTGATGTTGTACGTATTAAAGATCTTGGTGTAACTACAGCAAAGCTTGCTGATGCTTCAGTTACTACACTTAAGATTGCAGACAATAACGTAACATTTGCCAAGATACAAGATATAGCAACCATGACTGTTATAGGTCGTGTGTCTGCTGGTTCGGGGGATCCTGAGTCGATCACGATAATTAATGACAACAGTTTAGCTACAGCAACTGCAACTAACATTGCAACTGCTGGATCTATTAAAGCATATGTAGACAATAGAATTGCAAGCTTAGGAAACCTTGAGGGTGGATTTGCTGCAGGTTCTTCTACAAACTTCCCAACATCTGCAGGAGGAACAAAGGCTGGTGACTACTGGTATGTAACTAGTGCAGGTACAGTACAGGGAGTTATTCTCAACATTGGCGATGTGATTATAGCTGCAATTGATGCAGCTTCTCCAACAGTTGCTGCTAACTGGATCTTCTTGGAATCAAACAGGGATCAAGCTACTGAGACTGTTAAGGGTGTTGCAGAGATAGCTACACAAGCGGAGACAAACACGGGAACAGATGATGAGAGAATAGTTACTCCTCTTAAATTAAAAACATTCATCGATGCAAGAACTGGTGGTTTCGCTTCAAACATCGGTAATGGTTCTGCTACATCATTTGTAGTAAATCATGCACTTAATACAGTTGATGTTGTTGTTCAAATTAAAGAGAACTCAAGTTTAGAATTAGTATTAGCTGATGTTGCTATTACTGATGCTAATAATGTAACAGTAACTTTTGCTACGGCACCTGCTCTTAATTCATATAGAGTAATAATTAAGAAGTAATTGAATGAAGTTTTTCAGTAATATACTTGCTAAGGCTGGTCTTATTGTTGATGGTATTGCTACCCTAAATGGGGTTGCGGGTGCTACAGTAGACACTGATAAGTTTGTTGTATTAGATGGCAGTGTAGTAAAGTATCGTACTGGAGAGCAGTTGTTAAGAGATATTAGTTCAGGTCTGACAACTGATTATGATTATTCAATAACTGGATTAAGAAATAGCTCAAACAAAATATTCACACTATCACAAAATTTTGTTTCAGGAACTACAAGAGTTTTTGTGAATGGTATAAGGTACACGTTAGGCGGATCTTATGACTATACTGAAACGGGTACAAATCAAATAACATTTACAAACGCACCAGATAGCGGAGACTTAATAACAATTGATTACTTAAAAGCTTAAAATAATTAAATCCTAGCCCTATGCCAATTACACAAGTAAAATCGAAACAGCAGTTCCTCGTAACGGACAACGTCTCGTTTCAGGATCTCTACCGTATAACAGGTCTCGTCAATCCTGTTAACGCACAGGATGCAGCGACTAAAGCGTATGTTGATTCTGTTAAACAGGCTCTAGATATTAAAGACTCAGCAAGAGTAGCTACTACAGGTGCTGAGACTTACACAATTGTAGGTGGTGCTGTTACTCAGATCACTGGTACGACTATTGATGGTGTCGCCATTGCTTTGAACGATCGTATATTGATCAAGAACGCTCCTGCTGCAACTGGTGCAGGTGCTGGTGCAGGTAGTGCAAATACTACTCAACCTGCTAACGGTATCTACGTTGTAACAAACGCTATTGGTAACCTTACCGTACAACGTTCTGCTGATGCTGACGTGAGTGTAGATGTTACTGCAGGAATGTTTGTGTTTGTTGCTGAAGGCACTGCTGGTGCAGATAACGGTTATGTATTAACTACAAACGATGCAATCAACCTTAATACAACTGGTCTTACTTTCACACAGTTCTCAGGTGCTGGCCAGATTGTGGCAGGAGATGGTTTGACTAAAACTGGTAATACTATCAATGCAGTAGGTACTGCCAATAGGATTTCTGTATCAGCTGATGCTATCGACATCGATGCCAACTACGCTGGTCAGAATACAATTGTAACTCTTGGTACTGTAACAACTGGTACTTGGAATGCGACAACTATTGCTCCAACTCGTGGTGGTACAGGATTAACTTCATATGTTCTTGGTGATATCTTATTTGCCTCTGCTGCAAACACTCTTTCAGCCCTTGCAGGTAATACTGCTGCGAGCAAAAGATTCTTAACACAGACAGGTAACGGAACTGTATCTGCTGCTCCATCTTGGGGACAGATTGCAGCCTCTGATATACAAAGTGGTTTAGCTCTTACAAAGACTGATGACACCAACGTAACGCTCACATTAGGTGGTACTCCAGCAACAGCATTGTTGCAGGCGGTGTCTCTGACTGTTGGATGGACTGGTACATTGGCTATAGGACGAGGCGGTACCGGAGCAGCGAATAAGACAGACGCATATGATGCTTTGTCTCCTAACTCAACACTTGGTGATGTTACATACCATAACGGTACTGACAACGTGAGACTCGCTGGTAACACAACTACCACTAAGCAGTTCTTGACACAGACGGGTACCGGCACAGTGTCTGCTGCTCCAGCATGGTCAACCATTGCTGGTGCTGATGTGACAGGTGCTGCATTAACTGTAGCCAATGATACAAACATAACTTTGACACTTGGCGGTACTCCGGCTACAGCACTTCTTCGTGCAGCTTCAATAACAGTTGCGTGGTCTGGAACTCTTGCTGTTGATCGTGGTGGATCTGGTCGTGCGAGTGCAACTGCTTTCATGCCAATCGCTGGTGGTACAACAGCTACAGGTGCACATCAAAGTGTTTCTGTTGGTACAACAAACGGTCAAGCTTTACTATATCAAGGTAATGCTGCATTACCAGCTTTTGGTGCAATTACATTAGGTGATACTACTGGAAACATTGTATCTGGAATTTTAAGAGTTGTGAATGGTGGTACTGGCCAGAGCAGTTATGTAAACGGTGAATTGCTAATAGGTAACACAACAGGTAATACACTTACTAAATCAACACTTACAGCAGGAACAGGTATTGCAATCACCAACGGTGCAGGTAGTATAACAATTGCTGTATCAAGTGCAGTGTTTACTTCAAGCAACTTTGTTACACGTGAGATTCCTTCTGGAGCTATCAACAGCTCTAACGCATCATTCACATTGGCTAACACTCCAACAGCTGGTACTGAGGAAGTATTCGTGAACGGTATCCTACAGAATGTTGGTGCAGGTAACGACTACACTATAAGTGGTGCAACAATTACATTCTTGAGTGGAGCTATCCCTCAGACTGGTGATTCAGTTTTGGTGAACTATCGTAAATAATATAAATAAGTTTTGATATGCCTGTTACAGGAGTACGAGGTAGACAGATATTAGATGACAGTGTTACTAGGGCAGACATTAACGTGACCTCCACTGGTAATGCACTTATTACAAAAGTTTTGGTAGGAGCTGGGTTATTAATATCCAGCTCTACCGGAGCTGATTCGGGTACTGGTGATGTTACGCTAACACTTGGCAACTCGGGGGTAACAGCTGGATCTTATGGATCTGGTTCACTCGTACCTGTAATTACGGTAGATGCCTTTGGTAGGATTACTGCTATATCTACAGCTTCTGCTGCTGGCGGTGGGACAACACTAAATGGTACAGGTTTTGTACGGATGAGTGGAACGACTCCTTCTTATATAACAGGAACCTCTTCTCAGTTTCTTAAGGCTGATGGTACTTTAGACTCAAGCGTCTATGCCTTATCGTCTGCTCTTTCTGGTTATTTGCCATTGACAGGTGGTGCTTTAACGGGTGGTCTGAATGGGACAACTGCTTCTTTTTCAGGATCACTTACGACAAGCTCATATTTAAACATATCAGGTACTACGGCAGTATCTACTTCAGAATATTTATATAAAGTTGGATCGAACCTTTACTGGAAACGTAACAGGTTGCGTTCTTATATAGAAAGAACAATTACAGGAGTTTCTACTGATCCTGTTAATTATAACACATACTATGAGATAGGTAGTTTTGCATTCAGTAGTCTAGAAGGTGTTTTTGAAATAGACCTTACGTTTAACGGAAGCGGTTATGGTCAAGGTTCAAGACACAGAGTTCCAGTGTCATATGCAATGGACTATCTGACTTATTACACAACAGGATTAACTACAGTTAATGGTGTATGGTTAGTGGTAGATGCTGTTTCTCAAACTCCAAGACACTTAATGCCATCTGCTGCTAACTGGGAATTGCAAATGAACGTGAGTGCTAATACCGTTACGTTCAGAATATTAATCAAAGGTGGCACTGCTGGTACAGCTACAGCTTATGTTAAGATTTCTCATAACAATGACTTTGATAACTGTACATATACAGAGTTAACAGGTACAGGGGTAGATGCCACTGCATACAGCAGGCTTCCATATATTGGCAGTGGTATAAACGGAACTACTCTAATTCAGAACAATCTTGATCTGATGGGTGATTTAGCTGTAGGTTTAATTACGCCATTAGCTAAGGTTCATATAAGTAAGGATGGTGGAGCTTCTACTGTTCGTTTACTTCAGTTAGATAATTCTAATCCAACTTATTCACAGAACGTGTACTTGGACATGAATACATCGAAGGATGTACTTTGGGGTCAAGGCAGTGCAGGTGGCGGTACATTCTGGAATGCTGGTACAAGAGGCTACGGTTGGTCTATAAACGGATCCAGTAAAGTAACGATAGACCTAAACGGTAATGTCGGTATCGGTACTTCAACACCTTTAAATAAACTTCACATCTATAATTCAGTAACAGGAAGTGGAGTGGAACGTACTACTCCTGTAGATGTATTAACATTAGAAACAGAGAATACAACTGCTTTAGAATACGATGGGTTTGGTCAAGTAATTAATTTTAGAGGAGTAACCTATACTGATGCGAATAAAAGGAATCTTGGTAAAATAATCCACAAAATAAGAGACGCATCAGCAGGTGCCACTACATTCGGTACTTCTTTTCATTTCGAATTATTACCCAATTCCACTGCTTCTGTTCCTGTTGAAAGAGTTGTTTTTGATCATACTGGACATGTTGGTATTGGCATAACAACACCAACAGAGCGACTACATGTTAGTGGAAATGCATTAGTAACAGGCTCTATAACTGGAAGCAACATAATAAGCACACAGGCTAATAACACAGCAAATGGTGGTGGGCAGATATTCCTAAATGGTGCTACAGGAAACAGGATTGACTTTAATATTAACGGAGCAGGCAACCCAACACTTACTACAAGAAGTGCTGGTACTAAAATTGTTTTCTATCCTCAAGTAGGTGCAGCGGCAGTCGATTATGCAATAGGTCTTGGCAGTGCAAGTCTTTGGATGTCTGTGGCAGATTCAACTGCATCTTTCAACTGGTATGCAGCAAACATAAATATTGCTTCACTTAGTGGTACAGGTACATTATCTACTACTGGTCAGTTTATTTCAACAAGAGCTAACTCTCTGACTGCAGGTGATGGTCAGTTATATCTTAACGGTACTAGTGGAGGAAGAATTGATTTTAACGGGCAAGGTATAGGAAACCCTGTATTAAATAACAGAAGCGTTGGATCAAAGATTGTTTTTAGACCAACAGCGGCTGCAGGTGTAGCAGACTGGGCAATAGGTACTGCTACTTCTAGTTTATGGCTAACCTTGCCAAATAATACTAATGCCAACTCTTTTATACTTTACGGAGGTACAACTTTGGCTGTACAACTGAGAGGTGATGGTTTAGTGCTTACTGCTGCTACTGGAGGATTTCAGGTCAGTGGTGGTACTTCTTCTCAGTTCTTAAAAGCAAACGGAACATTAGATAGTAACACATACCTCACAGATAACCAGAGTATAACTCTTTCTGGTGCAGTTTCCGGTTCGGGGACAACAGCTATTACAACAACATTAGGTACAGGAGTTGTGGGTATAACAAATATTTCAGCAACAGGTACCCCTGACTCAACGACATTTCTTAGGGGTGACGGCACATGGGCTACACCTGCTGGAGGTGGTGGAGGAACAACCCTCAATGGTACAGGCTTTGTTCTTATGAGCGGAACCACGGTATCATATGTAACAGGAACTTCGTCTCAATTTGTAAAAGCAGATGGGACTCTAGATAATAGTTCGTACTACTTAGCGTCAAACCCCAATGGGTACACTAATAATGCAGGTACGGTAACATCGGTAGGAGGAACAGGAACAGTTTCTGGTCTTACACTTAGTGGTACTGTTACTGCATCTGGTAATTTAACCTTGGGCGGTACATTAACTTTAACGGCAGCCAACATAAATGCAGTTGGTGCAATCACAAATAATACATCTGGGTCGGCAGGGTCAACACCTGTATTAACTTCTTCAGGCTCCTTGACAACACAGCAAGGAGATGGCACTGTGATTTATTCTAATGCACTCACTAATGGTCAAACAGGGCTTTTTGCTGGAACAGATAACTCTAATAGTATTTTAACAGTAAATAGACATCCGGGTAATTATTACAGTCAGTTGGGTTTTAGCTCTAATGGTAACCTTTACTACAGGAACTTTGTCAATACAGCAATTAACACCTCTCAAGCATGGCAAACAATTTGGACTAGCACCAGCTTAACTAACTTAAACCAGTTGACGAATGGACCCGGTTATATTACAGGTAATCAGTCTATCTCTGTTTCTGGCGATGCATCTGGGTCTGGAACAACTGCAATAACTCTTACTTTAGCCACAGTCAACTCTAACACAGGTACCTTTAACAACGTAACCGTTAACGCAAAGGGGTTAGTTACAGCTGCATCCAACGTAGCATATCTTACCTCTAACCAGAGCATAACTCTATCTGGAGATGTGACTGGTTCGGGGGCAACGGCTATCTCTACAACAATAGCCAACTCTGCTGTAACATACGCAAAGATTCAAAACGTAACAGACAACAGAATACTTGGTCGATCTGCAGGATCAGCCGGTGCCATACAAGAGATCAGTATAGGTTCTGGACTTTCTCTTTCTTCTGGAGTGCTTACAGCCTCAGCTGTTTCTTCTCAGTGGATAACTGGCAGTGGATTTATTTATGTTCTATCTAATGTGGGTATTGGCTCAAGTTCTACACCTAGGGGTAGGTTTGAAACAATAGGACCTAATGGAGTACCAACCCCATTAGCAACAGCTGTAACTACTGATGCTTTAATCATATCAGATTCAGGAAACACTGGTATTGTATTTGGTAACGGAACTACTTCTGGTTGGATGCAAGCTAGAAACTTAGGTGCCAACAGTACTGCACATGATATGTATGTTAACCCATTGGGAGGAAAGGTTGTTATAGGTAGTAGTACTTCTGATGGCGTTGGGCACTTGCAGTTAAACGGAACAATGTCATTTAGGACCAGTGCCGCAACAACAATTCCTGCAATGAGGTTCCTTCCTAAGACTAACCTTATCACATCTACTGCACAGGGTGACCTAGAGACAGATGCTAACGGATTGTTATTCTATAGTTATTCTGCACTAGATAGGGGTGTTATGGAGACTAGTCACTACTTGGCATTGAACAACCCATATACACTAACTAACAATACCACCGCTCAGAGGATATTTGATACTGGCACTAACGGTGCTGTTTCTGTA